GGACGAACAAACGATTCGTTGAGGTATTGCTTGAAGGATTTCATAGAGACTCTACGTAACGCTTCAGTGTGTTGATGTCTAAGAAAAACTGTGCTGCAACACTTTCAATGGCCATGTGTTCTTTCCCCGGTAAATACCGTTTCATGGCTGACTTTGCCGTCTGTGCTTTATCGCGATAAAACGCATCCTTCAATTCTTCAACTGTGAAGGACACCTCGCCACCGAGAAACATATTGCGACTGCCGTTGAATTTCTTGTATACATAATTCAAAGCGCGAGTGAGATTTTTCTTCTTATATACCTCACGCGTGAGGTACTCAATAAGATTTGGATGTATTGATTCTGTAAGAAAGCTGCTGAAGGATTTCATCGCGGTTCCCCTAGCAGAATCTTGACATGCTTCTCGCCGCCAAGTTCGCGTTCATAGAATCCGTTGTAGCCCGGATACTTGCCTTGCGGATGCGCACCAATCCAGCGGAGTGGTTTGCCGATAATCTTTCGGACTTCGGCTTCGTCGTCCACGCATGGCACTTGATAGCGTGTAATCATGATGTGCATGATAGCGTCCGACATCTCACAATAGTTGCCGGGCGTCTTCAGTGCGTCGACCGTGTTCTGAATGTATTTCTGCTTGGCTTCCGGAGAGCCGTCTGTTGCTCCACCCGTCCACTTGAGTCCGTAGGGAGTCTTCTTCCCGAACTTGACGGCATCTGGTGCTTTGTCGCCGTCCACGTCTACTGCGTACCAAATGGTGTGATTTGCGGGGATATCTGAGGGCTTGCGGAAATCGACGTGACCACCGATATAAGAATAGGACTTGTCTAGCAGGTCAAACAATTCGGTATCAATGTTCGGTGCAGGTTCGCGTTGGGCCTTTTGAAGCACATGCAGAGGAACGGATTTCCATTCCCCTGTCCGTGGTCTGAGGTCAGCAAATGAGAGTTCTGCTAGGAATTCTTGGAAGCTTTTCATGCCTCCTTATTTAGTGGGATTACCGTATCGAAACGTTTGCTTTCGCGGCAAGTGTCTCCCCATGTTACCATGAGATGGTAAACGCCCGTTCTCCTTTGTATTTCTTGAGGAATTCAATAACAGGATTCGCTTCTGAAATGCTGTATCCTGTTTGATTTGGGCGCACTAATGCGTCTTGTACCTTCTGAATGATTTCGTCCGTAATCTCTGTTCCTTCGTCGTCTTCAAAAATCTCACGGACGGCGCCGATTGGGTCAGGAATGAACGAATTGGGGTCTTCAAATAGTGCTGCTTTGAGCCACGATACTTCACCGACCCAGATATTTGGAGTGTCGGAGATAACGATGTGTGCCAAGCCCGGGACATACGCACCGGGACGAATGTTCCCGTTTTCATCAAAGTCTTTTTCGAGCCATTTCCAGTTCGGATGACGTTTGATATCGTCCAGTGTCGGCAGCGTTTCCTGCCGGTCAATGTCGAAAAACTTTGACCCAAGGCAGTGGCCGAAGAAGTCTGCGATGAGTTCGTCTGTGACTTCGGAAGTCCGAATGTGAAGATGCAAGTCTGCTGCCATTTATTCCTCTTCCAGTTCTTTCCCGATGCACTCTTCCGGAGTCTTATCTTCGTGGAGACCGAGAAATACCGGGAACCGCAGCTTACCAGTCGGTTCCTGTGAGTCGAACTTGATTTTGACCACGACGTTCGGATAGTTCCATTTCAACGCACGTTTGCGCGTTTCCATGTCGAACCCCGTTCCGCACTTTCCACAGGCGCGAAGCTTACCTTCAGGAGAGTATTCTGCAAGGAAAATCGCTCCAACAAGGTCCGCCTGTGAGCCGGAACCAAGTTCGTACCCTGTCGCGATGAAGTCCTGTTCGTTGACGGGCTTCCACTTAATGCAGTTGACGCGCTTCGGTTTTCCGCCATCACGCACGACGGTCGCCATGTCGTTCTGCCAGAGCACGATGCCTTCCCAGCCCCATGTTTTGCATTCTTTGCGCAGTGTGTCGAAGCAATTTGGCGCGGCCGCGCCCTTTGCGCTGATGTTCAGCAGCGGCGCGAGATAGACGACAACCGGTTCGGATTCTTCGTTCGTCAGGTATTCGCGCAGAGCATTGTACCGTTCACGATAGGGGAGTTTCCACGTCGCGAGTTCGTCATGGTAGAGCATGTCGAACACCATGAATCGCAAGTGTTCGTCAAAGACGCTCTTCTCATACGTCGCACCCTTGCGCGGGTCCGCTTTCGTGATGCTGCTGACTTCCTTGAAACAGTCGTCTCCGTCACGCTGGATGATGATTTCGCCGTCCAGAATCGTGCAGGGCGGGAAGCCATAGTTCTTGAGTTCGTTGCGCAGCAATGGAAAGTTGTCCGTCATATCTTCCATGCGCCGCGAGTAGATGCGCACGTCACCGGAACGCGTGAAGAGCACAAGATGCCGCTGTCCGTCGCGCTTGCGCTGAATCCACAGCTTGCCGTGTTTCTCAAGCGCACGAATCTCTGATAGCGTGAAGTCGCCGCTATCGTCATCCTTGACGCTCTGTGGCTTTGCAGGGACGAAGTTTTTGTCCAGCTTCTTGAAGATGTCCCGTTCGGCTCGCTTTTCGCCGTCTGCGAGATAGCCTTCTTCGCGTTTCTTGCGAATCTGACGTTCCGTGTTGTTGAGCGCGACCTGTTCAGCAGAAATCGTCTTCGTCGCCTTGGACGGGTCGGACGACCGCTGCATGGACTTGCCGACGTAGCCCCATTCGACGGTCACGGTAACATTGTCGTCTTCGATGAAAATCGACCAGACTTTTTTGCGTCCGTCTGACGCGTTTGCGTAGAGAGTAACTGGTTTTGACATAGTGATGAATGGAAAATCCTAAATAGTTGAGTGAAACGCGGAAATCAGTTTAAGGACCTGACAGGACAACATTTCGGACGCTTGCGCGTCATCGACGTAGCCGGTAAGTCTCACGGCGCGATTATGTGGAACTGCGTTTGTGAATGTGGTAATACGCACGTCGCTTCGGGATGCCACCTTCGCAAAGGACACATTCAAAGTTGTGGGTGTTTTCGGCGGGACCAGAAATCCGCACAGTTTGGACAACAGACTGGCTCCAAAAATCCCAACTGGAAGGGTGGAAGACGACTGAATAACGGGGGATACGTGCAGTTGTCCCGCACGTATGCTTTGGAGTTGTATCCCCGCGCAATCTTTGACGGTAGCACGGTTCTTGAACATGTTGCTTTGATGTCTCATCAACTTAATCGTGCGCTGTACCCGGATGAAACGGTTCATCACAAAAACGGTATTCGGTCAGACAATCGCCCGGATAATCTTGAGTTATGGGCTTCCAATCATCCCAAAGGACAGCGTGTGTCCGACCTTCTCGCCTGGGCGGCCGAGATTCAAAAACGCTACAACTTTATTGGATGTTCAGAAGCTTGTCCGACTCTCCGACGATGCGAAGCATGACGGTTTGAGTCTTGTCGTAAACGGTGAACCGGACGCGTTCGTATCGTTCCATTAGCGTCCCATCCTGATAGCCCAGTTTCGAACGTCAGCGATGTCCGCAGGAGTCAGCAGCGAACGAACGGGAATCGGCTGTCCGAACGGGCCCGGTTCCACTGCGTCACCCGCCCACTCGTTGAATGCGTCTGTGATAATCTTCGTCCATCCGCCAAGTTCACGCAGGCGTTCGCTGGTGATTCCAGACATTGTATACGCAGTGGCAACGGTCTGTGCATGCGCCAGTGCGTCCTGAAACGCTTTGCCTTGACGCGCCACGCGAATGCGGTGGTGCATTGCAACGCTGAACGAATTGTTGTCGCGAGCCGTCATCATGGCAACATTATCTCATAGATGCAGCCATTTGTCAAGCGAAAAATAAGTCCCGTAAGTGCTTGATTTTCAATGATTTAGGAGTTTTGGTGGATGTAGCGCACCAGCATAAGGATGAAAACCACGTAAATTGCTAGGATTTTCAGCAGGAACCACCAGAACGATTCGTGTTCGTGTTCTGTCATTGTGTGCGGTATCTCTTTATAATCTCGTCGGCCCAGTTGAGTAGGTCAGGAACACTTGCTCCTTTGGGATGTTTCGCTTTTACACGCAGTTCTAAGTTGTCTTCGGTATTATCGTTTCGGATTCCATTTTTGTGGTGCACGGTTTCATCGGGGAATAGAGACCGCTTTAGTTTGCGTTCCATAATGATGACATGTTCAAATCGATATTTTCCAACATCGACGTAACACAGCACATATCCTTGTTTGTTGGTGTATTTTCCACCCTTCCATGCATAGTGCCTGCCGCCGTTGTTAGCTCGGCTCCGGAGCCCTAATTCTTTGCGCAAACACCCACAGCTTTTTGTTTTGCCGCGGCGCAATGACGCTCCGTTAACGAAACATTCATTACTACAATCACAGATACAACGCCAACGTGAGTTTTTAACTTTTGTTCCGTAGAGAAAGTTCCCTGCACGTTCAACTACAATAAGTTTACCGAAACGTTGTCCTGTTAAATTTGGGGCCCTACGCGCCATTCTTGAACCGTAAAAAGTCGATAGTATTCTTTATGTGGTATCCTCTAGAATTGATTTGTCTTAAAACGTCTTCTATGAACTTCAACACTTCCTCTTGATACCCTACTTTTATTCTTATTGCTTGAATGTCTTTATCAGCGTCAAGGTAAATAGAGACATTTGCAGAAAGAATTTTCAAAGGTTGCGGTAACCAACCAAGTTGCGTTCGTTCTTGGTCGTCCATTTTTCCGAGATACCATTCCCATTTGTATTTATAAATTCGTTGTTGTTCAAATAGAAATTTCTTGTAACGAAGACGTTCGGTAGAATAATGCTTCCACCACTTCGCGTGAAGCAAGGGAACGCGGGACGCTTCAATGTCTAATTGGGAGGCGTCAATTGCGGCGTCCTGCTCCCACAGATTTTGGTAATCTTCAATTGTGGCCATTGTGTTGTAGACAGTATAGCAGAAATCTTCTCTTGGGTCAAGCTAACCGATTCGGTTAACTACCTCACCAGCACGATATCAAAATACGTGTATTCAAATGACGCAGAGACTTTCAGTGGTGTAGCATCCGACGTGGTGTCAAAACTCAACTGTCCCAGCGACGTTGGAAACACGTCCGTATACTGGACTTCTGCTATTGTCTTGTTTGTATCGGGCTGCAACACGTAAAGTGTGGCAGAGGTCTTTTGGATTTCTCGCAGTGCAGGACGGGGATTGGATAGAAGCCGTCGCCGTTGGGCGGCAAATTGCTGCAACTGTTCGAAGCTTTGCGGGAATGCGTATCCTTGTAGCCAGTAGAAGAGGCTGTAGTAATTCAGCATCTTTCCATCCACTAGGAATGTGAGGTCGAGCGCGCCGAACGCAAGATGGTCGCCAACTTCTGGAATCCGCGTGAAAGGATTTCCGCGCGGGGCAATAGGAACCGTCACGCCCGGATGGTTAATGTTCTGCACGAAAAACGTCACATCCGGCAGTGCTTCTATCGAAAACTTAAAGTGGTTTTGATAGATGAGATTGGTGTTGTCAAACCGCGCGGTTGGTGTGTAATCTTGCATGGATTAAAGGATTGCCTCGGTGAGTATTTAGGGGGGAAAAGAAAAGCCGGGCCCAATGGACCCGGCTTGGAAGAACCCGCGAAGTGGTAGTGTTACGCGAGTGGTTTCTGTTCAGGCGTTCCCGCGATGATGCCGACGCTGACTGCTTCGCCGCTTTCAATCTGCACGTCGAGCACACCAAAGAGTGTGCGGACTTCAGGACCGATAGCTGCGTCCACGGCTACGTTGACCTGCGTGGTTCCTAGCGGACCCAGTGACGTGAACGTGCATGTCAGCCCGTCCGCTGAGGGTTCTAGTGTGCCCAATGTCGCGTCTGATTGCGTCCAGACGGGAACCCCATCAATGCGCGCAGGATTTCCGTAGCGGTCAAGCGGCTGAATACGTAGCGTGACGCGCTGGTCGTTGGTGATAAGAATCATAGTTGTTGTCTCCGGTAATTGATTGTTGTTGACCCACCATGCTATTCGGACAGCACTTCGTTTTTTGATTCCAAGGAATTCAAGGACTGTGTTCCATACCGACACGATTCCTTTCCACATGTTACCTCACGGTTGCAAATACGTCTCCGGCTGTGGTTTGACACCCCTGTTCGTCTGATGCGGATATGCTTATTAGGTATGTTCCGACACGTGGTAACGGTCCTATCGTATAGGATTGTGTGGTGCGCAAGTCATTAGGAGCGTAGAACGACCAAGCAGGTAATCCGTCACCGATGAAGTCTACCACTACGTTGTGAACGGGGTTGGGACTCTGAATAGTGATAGAAATGACCGCTAATGTGCGCGGGAGTAGCGTTGGAAGCGGATTGACGGTAATACGCATTGGGGAAATGCTTCCCGTCGAAGTGACACATGTTGAAAAGCGTGCAGCTTCCGGAGTGACGTTACTTGTCGGACCGGTCCCGCTGGCGTTGGTGGCAGTAATTTGTAAGCGATAGGACTTCCCGGCCGGGAGTTTCGGTAAACGGGCGAAGGGAATGTCATACGACCCATTTCCTACGTCAGTGACTTGGTCGCGTGGGATTTGCGCCATGGAGAAGGGGAGCGTATCTCCGTCGATAATGACGCTTACGGTATAGTATTGGGTTGTCGCAAAATCTGCATGTTCAAACCGAACACGTGTCGGGTTGTAAACGAGAACTTGCGCGGAAGCCGTGACCGTCCAGAGTAGCAGGACAAGAGTAAGAAGAAAATGTCGCATGCAATTATGTATAACACTGAACAATGTTCAAGTCAAGTTCGAATTGTTTAGATATGAATTTGCGGATTCTGCCCAGTTATTATTTTCAAGATATCCGAGTGCTCGGTTGCAAGGAACACAAAGGAGGCCGCGAACTTTTCCGGTTTCGTGGTCGTGGTCTACAGAAAGACGTTTTGTTTTCCCACGTGGTGGGTTTTTACAGATAGCACATAATCCATTTTGTTCCTTCACCATACGTTCGTAATCGTCGGGAGTGATGTTATATTTGTGCTTCAACTGGTCGCGAAAACGGTTTTGTTTACTGTATTCATCGTTGTAGGTTTTTACGTCCGGTTCTTTTCGATAGCATTGTAAACACAATCCACGCGCTTTGTGGCGCCGGTCCGGGTGACACTCAGCAAACCTGCGATGTTGTTTGCGGTTTGGGTTGGCTGTTTTGTTATAGTAGGATTTTAGATAACATTTTCGACACAACCCAAATGCGCCATAGGGTTCGTTTGGATGGCACGTCGGCACGTTTCCGTAAACTTTCGGAGGTGTAGAAGGAAGGACGCCACCGTTTCGATAGGCACGCATATAGCACGCGGTACAGAGGCCTTTACATCGTGCTGGTTTATCAGGATGGCAAGTAGCAGGAACTGTCTTTCTCAGAATCATATTTATTGTTTGATATTTGATGTAAGCAAAAATGAATAAAATTAAAGGGCAGCGTTTACAAGGCGCTGCCCTTCGGTTTGTAGCAATGTTACAACTACATTAAATTGAGGACTCTTACCTTCCGATAATAGATGTTCGTTCCGAACGTAACGGAACCATCACTGTCGCCAGCAGCGGTCGAGAACGGGTTCGCCACGACTCCATAACGAGTCTGGAACCCAATCTTCGGCTGGAAGCTGCCCGGGTCCTGCGCACGGAGCATCTGCAACGGGACATACGGACAATAAAACAGTCCTGCGTCATACGGGCTTGCGCCACGGAATCCAACTACGAAGTGCTGCGTGTCTGCGGTTGGAGCATACGGGTCAATATAGACCTTGTAGCGTCCCTGCAACGTTCCGACGTAGGTTGCGCCCATGTCGTCAACAGTCAATCCCGCCTGAAGTGCAGGCGTATAATCGAGCAATTCTGCTGCGACGAGTGCGCTTGCGAGGTCAGACGAGCAAAGGACGATGTTGCCCTTTCCGCGACGGGTTGCCTTCGCGATTGCGTTTGCTTCACGCTCAATCTGGAAGAACAGAGCCTTGAAGCGTTCAACCATCCAGCGTCCGTCTGAGTCAGTGTCGAGGTCGAAGCTTCCCGCGGTCGTGGTGTTGTGCTGCGCCCCTGCGACTGATGCGAAGTAAATGGTACGAACGATTTCACGGTTGATTTCAGCAAGAATTTCAGCAGAAAGGATGTTTGCGAGTTCCGTTTCTGCGTCAAGTCCGTGAACGGCCTTGAGGTCCTGTGCGATTTCAATCGTGTATTCCGCCTTCAGCTTACGAGTTTTCGCGGTGACAGTCACCTTGTCGATGCTGAATGCCATTTCCGGAATTGCAACGTTTCCGGACGTTCCAAGTGCTTCACCCTGCAACGTGGTCATACCCGTTGCGTAGGTGTAGTTCGTGCTGTTTGACGCTACGCTGCTGTTACCAGCAGGGAACGTTCCAGACTGCGAACCCCCGAGGCCAGCACTCGTAAAGGCGCTGTTAGCTTCGTAGAACAGTGCTTCTGCTCCACCCTGTGACGTATACTTGCTCTTCAACGCGAAGATAAGACCCGTGGGACCCGTCATCGGCTGAACACCGCAAATATCGTATGCGATGAGGTTCGGCATCGAACGACGAACGAGCGAAATCAAAATTGGGTCGAACCCCTTAAGATTCGTTGAGTTTGGGAACGGCCCGCTTTGGTTTGCAGGCGCCTCTTCAGCAAGAATCTGCTGTGCCTGCGCAAGTTCGCGCGCAGTGTTTTCAAGCAGAATCGTGGTAACGCGCTTTTTCCAGTTTTCCTTGATAACTGGCGCGTTCGGGTCATCGATGACCGGTGCCCACTTCTTCCGCACTTCTTCGGTCAGAATCGTCTTGTCTGCCATTTGTGTTAGCTCCTAGCTACGGTTGCGCGTTTCTTGCGCTTCGGCTATTATTTAGTATTTGAAAACCGCTACGACTTACCAGTTGCTCTGCGACGTGCGCTTGAGTGCGTCAAGCGTTGCAGCGACTACCGGGTCGTCAACTTTCTTATCGTTAGCTTTTCTCGTTTCCGGAATAACTACGGTTTCTTCCGGAAGTACCTGAGTCTTCTTCGGCTTCGCATCGTCACCAAAATAGCTTTCCTTGAGCATAGTCAGCTTCGCACGGAAGTCCTTGGCGTTGCTGTATGCAGTGCTTTCAGCAAGCTTCTGAAGTTTTGCTGCCTGTGCTTCGCTGAGAGTGCGAGAGAATTCAGCCACGATACGTGCCTTATTCGCTGCTTCAGCAAGCTTACGGAGTTTCAACTTCTGTGCATGCTGCTCATTAACGAGGCTCTTCAACTTGTCAACTTGCTTCGTCAATGTTGCGACCACATCAACTTTGCTTTCCGGAACGTCGATGTAGTGTTCCTTGAATAGCTTCTGCAAGCCGTTCAGGAATTCTTCTGCAAGCTGAACGCGGAGCGACTGGCGAATGGCAACTTGATTTGCCTTGACCCATTCTTCGACCACATAGCTGAGATACGAATCCATCTGTTTTGCGAGAACCGCGTCACGCTTTGCAATCTTTGCTTCATGGAGCTTCTTGTAGTGAGCACGAAGCTGCTGTGATGCCTGTTTGGTCGTTTCCTTGATTGCTGCTTCAAGAATGGTCGAAACCTGCTTGCGCTGCTTCGGAGAAACGGACTCAAAAAGCTGTGCCTTCGGAAGTTTGATGCGAATTTTCAGCGATTCTTCGATTTTCTTTTCATCGTCTTCGCAATCTTCATCCTCAGAGGTCGATTTGCATTCGCACGGGTCGCAACCGCACTTTTCGCACTTTTCATCTTCCGTGAGTTCGGGTTTGTCTTCGTCGTCTTCTTCAGACTCATCGACTTTCTTCTCGTCGTCTTCGTCGTCTTTCGCGAAAGGATTCTCGTCTTCCTTTACGCTGTCGCATTCGCAGGGGTCGCAACCGCATTTCTCGCACTTGTCTGCTTCCTTGAGTTCGTCGTCATCGTCGGAATCGATGTCAAGTTCAACATCGTCCACCTCTTCAAGGGAATCAAGTTGGGCGTCAAGGTCGTCCACTTCTGCGATATCTTCGTCACCAAAATCTACGTCAAGTTCGTCATCATCCTCTGTCTTGAGGTGCGACGGTTCCGGGCCGACAGACCTCGGAATCGTAGTGTCCGTTCCAATGCCCTTTGCCGCGTCAATCCTGGTCGTGTTCGGTTCATCACCGCCGACCTTTGGACCGCCAAGGTCATCATAGCTTGCGCCATCCAACTGCGACGGTTCTTGATTTTGAACCGACAGGCGTGCTTTGTGTGTGTCGTTGACAAGGTCGCTTTCAACGACCATCTTCTTTGCCTTCTTCGCCATTGTTACCTCTCTCAGAGGAAAGATGCCGTAAATCTTACGGTGATTATTTAGCGTTATCGGTTTCTTACGGAAATACGGATAGACTTCAGAAACTTTTCAAATACTTTGGCTTCGTCAATTTTCCGTGCGCTGACTTTTTTCTTCGGGGCTGCGGCAACTTCCCGCTTGTAGTTCTCAATTTGCTGTGGAGTGAGAATACCATTCTGCCAGACCCATTCTTTATCTTCCATAATCCCACGCACGAATGCATCCGGAGCACTAGGGTCAGCAACGATGTCTGCTGCGGTCGCGAGATAGAAGTCTTCTCCTACCACATTTCCTTCGGACGTAGATGTGAGCGAACCCACGCCGCGGGAAGAGACGCCTAGTTTGACTCCTTCATCGATAAGCGATTTCACGATACGCCCGTTGGGGGTATCCATGATTTTTGCTTTACCGATGTAGTCATTGCCGTCTTCTTTGAGTTCGACAATTTTGTGAGATACACGGTCGAGATTGATTGCTGGTGATTCCGGATGTCCAAGTTCCCCTAGCGCGCGATTCTCAGAGATGAGTTCTTTCGTATATCTCAAAACTTCTCTTTGAAGGATGTCTCTTGGGTAGATTCTGCCATTTCTATTCTTTATTTCCGCCTGAAGAAATGGACCTTGAATGTAGTAAGATTTCTGGCCACCAGCTTCAGTGAGAACTTGAGGTTTGATGAGTTCAGTGATTTCCGTGATTAGGCGCATGCTTGTTCTCCGCGGTGCCGCCGCAACATTCCATCTCGGATGTGTTGTTTGTGTTGTTCGGATAATATTTTTCCGGTTTGTGCTTTACGAATAGCTTCGATGTGCATAATCGAAAGTGATTTTCCTAGATGCGCCTGTCGAATCGCTTCTTTGTGTTGTTGAGATTTTGGGATTCCCCGTCTTATGAGGCTGAGTGACTGACGCGTTTCTGCCGAAGTTGTGGTACCAAACCTATTTCGTTTTCCCTTCATTGATTTTGAGATACGTCGCTTTGTTAAATCAGAAGGGACGAGGTTTTCCTTAAGTGATTGATATATCCTGCTAGTAACACGCACATTACGTCTTCCGTTTGCAAGACGAAATGCAGCATAGACCATTTTCTTTTTGTTCTCGCCTTCTGTGCAGCGCACCAAACACAAATGAGCGATGAAATGTTCACGTGCAGTGAGTTGCACTAAGTTGTCTTTTTGGTTTGTTCCACCAAGTGATTTGGGAATAACGTGATGTTTTTCGGTATAGACAGAGAGACAGCGGTTGCGTGCTCGTTCGCATATTGCGTCGTAAATTTGTTTACACCGATTTTCTAGAAACATTGGTTATTTGTGACCGCTGTGTGCCCCGCCGTGGTTGGCATGGGAATTCAGCTTCTTTTGTGCTTCCTGCTTTTTCTTCGTCCAGACACCAACGCTGTATTTGTCGCCGCGTTTCTGTGCGGCCTGAATACGTTCGTCATATCCGGCAATCTTCTTTTTGAGTCCAGATTTGGCTGCTGAAGATTGCTGCGAACGTTGCCGCAAATCATATTTGTCGTCTTCGCCTAGCAGCTTGCCCACAACGCGAAGCGATTCTGCTTGGATGAACTTTGAGTTCCAGCTACCGACAATCTTTGCAGCAATTTCCTTCAACTTAGGAGACGCGACTGTACCATACCAGTTGTGCTGTTTATTGATTTGCCCGTATCCCTTGATGCCGTAGATACGGCCGTCGGTCGTATCAATCATCAACTGTCCCGACCCACCACAATCAATGTTGATGTATTTCGCTCTGGGTTTGACCGTAATCGTGCGCTTGTTGAGAGAAAGAAGCTGTTTCTTGACTTCATCCTTCGTCATTCCAGCTTCCCAATCATAAGGCTTTTCGTGTGCAATATGATGGTCGACCTGACGTTCGTGCGCGTCGTCTACAATCTTCTGAACCTTCGCGAAGAGTTCTTCGACTTTCTTGACGAATCCGGCAGAAGGCGTAGGCTGTCCGAATGCCATTTCTTTAACGAACTTGCTTTTGCCGTCTGTTGGGTCCGAGTCGGGATTGTCGCAATGTTCGCCGTAGGCTCCGAAGTCGGCAATTTCCTCAATGTCGCATTCTTTGCAAATAGCCGTACCGTCCGGAGTATGATTCAGGTTCTTTGTGCTCCCGCAAAGTTCGCAACGCTCTTGCTCTTTGGCTTCAGTAACGGTTTTCGGTACAAACGAAACAACTTCACCTTGCTCGTTGATTTTCAGGTCCTGAATCCCGCAAATCAATTCCGTCTCAGACGCGTCCCGGTGTTCGTCGTAGACACGCTGCACTTCTATATGGGAGATAGGCGGCGGCGCCGATTCTTTCAGTGCTTTCCGGTACATCGCAATTTGCTGGGCTTCGTTGCCCGTTTGCCGCGTTTTTGACCATGCAATCCATGCTTGAATACACTTGACAAGTTCTTCGCGTTGTGGCTGACGGCCGATAATCCGCTGAACGCGGCGATAGATGTTTCGGTAAATATTATCGAAGTCGGTCGAAAGATTGAAACCGAGTTCTGGTAATGCATCTCGTAAAAGTTTCTTCGGTGATACGGGCGAGGCGTCTTCCGCGAGACGTAGGGTTTCGCGCTCTTGTCCAATGCGAGCCGTCAACTTTTCATGGATGGCAGCTTCGAAGGACTGGCCGGCACGATGAAAGTCTTTGGACTTCAATGCAGCGATGATGTCTTGTGTGTGCTTGGACATGTTAGCCTTCGTGAGTTCTCCGTTATCTGTTGTCTCGGCGCCACGTGGTATGTAACGTGCCGCATTTGGGGCAGCGGGCCGGCGGGTTGTTTTTGATTACTATTTTCCCGCAATTACCACATTTCCATTTTTGTTCCTTAGCTTCTGTGACAAGTGCCGCGTCGTCTGGGTGAATGTGGACCGTGATGCCCGTGTCCTTCCCCATGAAAATGCTATGTTCAACGACAGCCGTTCCGGGGGTTAGGGTAAACCCCTTGAGGTCTGGACGCTGCGGGTCAAATGCAGACTGTGCGGGCACGTTAGACGTAACTCGCATTGACTTCAAATCGAAGATGACGAAGTAATCGCGACTTCCGCTGTCCCAATAGGAGGCGAGATTCATCGGCCGCGTGACAACCTTGAGACGAAACTTGCGTCCTTTGTAATCAGGATAGGCACGCTTACCGATATCCTTTGCGGAAATTTTGGGACGATTAGAAGAAACACCAATCGTCTTAAATCGCTTTTCGTCTTCAGTGAGGGATTCACGCTCCTGCTTAAGACGGGCAGACACCTTTTCCGTCATCGTTTCTTTGAACGACTCAGAAGCGGTATGCCAATCCTTGGCTTTGATGGCGTCGAGAATTTTCTTGGTGTTTGCCATTGTCGTTAACGCGATTCTTCAAGTGCCTTTTTTGGTTCTTGTTCGTGGAGTGACGTTTTTCGCACTTCGGCCAGACGGTCTGCGACTTTCTGCTCCATGATACCTTTGAACAGTTCATGTGCCTGCTGATAGTCTTTGCCTCGCACGGTCTTGAATAGTTTTGAAAATGCTGTCGTCTTCATGGAACGCCTCTTAGTATTGTGGTCGTCCTGCGTAACCGCTGGATTTCTTAAGTTCAATCGTCAGTGAATAGCCACCAAGGTTGGCGACTCCATACGTCGAAATATAGAGATTGCCGTTCGCAGATGGGATGATGCTATTTGCAGGGAGCTTCGCTTGCAGTTCGTTCCGGCCGTAATAGCCCGTGCCCGCCAGCAACAATGCAGTCCCGAATGCGCTTCCGTTAGCGAATTCCACTCCGACTTTTGCTGTTCCGCTGATGGAAAACCACACACTCTGAAGGTCAAGACGATATGCCGGGGTCGTGATTGTGGAAATTGTGAATGTGTTGACCTTTTGAATTTCTGACCGTAGTGGTTCTGCTGCTTGAAAAGTTCCACTCTCAACAGTAATCGTAACGACGTTACTACCGCCGGGATTGTCTACAACGTATCCGACCGCGCCGCTGGTGTTACCAACGAGTTTTTCCCCCACCCAATAAGGAGTGATGCCGCTCATCTGTAGAAGTAGAGTGCGGTAATTAAGCGCAGATGCGTTGATTTTGAGCACGCTGCTTTCATCCCCGGTGGAAGCCTGGTGGAGAAACAGACGAGCCGACACAATTTGGGTTGTGTCTTCTAGGATGATTACGTTTGCGGTATTACTTGACAAAGCGGCCATTTATTTCTCTCTTCTGCTGCTGCACCCTACGGGAGGCTCGGCCTTTCATTTCAGGAGTCCATGTTGTGCCCAAATTATTCTTGTGGCCTGTGCTATATTTGTTCCCCTTAAGGGCCGCAGCAATTTTCTGTTTGGTTTCGGTTGAATGTTTTTGTCCCTTACGCGCAGCAGAGATTTTCCGCCTTTGTTCTTCGGACATTGGTATGCCTTTATTGGCTGCTACTCTACCAGTGTTCGCACGAATCCCCGCCAATCGGATTGCTTCGGCGTTGGTAATTTGACCAGATAGACATTTCCATGCGATGAGGTCTTGCCAATGACCGTGTTCTTCCCACAACCATAAATGCGCATCGGCATGTTCGCGCACGGACAATTCCACAATATTTTGGGGAATGTCACTCCCACCCATGTGTTTGGGAATAATGTGATGCCGGTGTGTCATATTTGGTATTTAGTCAGATTCCGACTCTTTCTTCTTTTTCGCGAAAGGTGGCTTCGTGTCATCGTCGCCGTCATTGTCCGAGTCGTCTTCGTCGCTATCCTTTTCGTCGTCTGTAGATGATAGAATACCATCAGCAACGTCATCGAAGTCTTCTTCGTCTGTGTCATCACCTTCGTCGCCAAATGGACTGTCGCTCACATCTTCGTCTTCATCCCCACCGAACGGAGTCGCAGCACCATTTGCAGACACTTTAGATTGCGCAAAGTCGTCCTGTATTTGTGCAAACTGGTCTTCCGTAAACTTGAGTATTTCGCGAGTAATCCATTTCTCACTGAAGAATCGGCCGATGTAAGGTTCCATCTGGGTTACCAGATTCATGCGGGCGGTCCATATGTCCTGATTCTTGAGTTCTTCGAAATAGGAGTCTTTCTGCCAGTCGTAGCGAATGTTGTCCTTGATAGTTTCCCACTCGCGTTCCGTCAGCACTTTCTTGAGACGTAGCTGGCGTTCCAACACTTGGTCAAATAGTGCGGCAAACTGATTCTGAAGACGCTTGATGAACTTACTGAAACGAAGTTCGTCGCGTGAAATTTCTGATGCGCGACCAAGATTGAATCCTGTTCCTTGGTCAATACGCGAGGGTGGAAGATTCAGTGCGCGATAGAGTTTGTGGCGGAAGTAGTCAACGTCTTCCATTTCGGACAGGTTCTGCCCACCCTGTAACGTGGAGATTTCTGTTCCTTTTCCGCCTTCACGCCGGGGAAGCCAGAAGTCCTCAAGCATGCTCAGGAACCTGCGGTCGTCGCGAAGTTCACCCGTCCCGATATCATAGACGAGTTTGTTTTTATACCGACGCATAATGTCTTCAAGATACGCTTCCGCCTTGGCTTTCGGAAGGTTACCAACGTCGATATAGAACACGCGGCGTTCTGGTGCACGTGAGACGCGATAAATGACACACGCATCTTCAATCATGCGCAATAGGTTCAGCGGCTTGATAGCTTTGTGGAGCCACGACAGCACGGTGCGTTTCTGTGAGTCGTAGAGCCCAGACGGGCAGTAGACAACGGAATCCAGCGTGAGTCTGATGCCGTTATATTGCAACATCGATGCTGTGGGCATTTGCGTCTGGTTGACGCTTGGAGACGCGAAGCCCATCGGATTATACGTGAAATACTCACGTTGAACTTCAATGATGTCCATTGCGGTTTCTTCGTGACGCTTACGCACAACTTCACGAATTTTGCGGATGCAGCGCGGGTCAATAAGACGCATTTCCTGAATACCATTTTCGGGGGCGTCTTCATCAACAACAAGATGGTAATAAAGTCGGCCGTCTACGTACCACTGCCGCATGACGCTATACGCGTCTTTGTGCATCTTCATTTGTTTGAGGATACCATCAAATTCTGCGACGATGCGTGCTTTGACTTTGGGGTCGAGAATGGAATCGTCTACGTAGTCGAGGTTCAATGAAACGGGCATCCGCCCGTCGTCTTGAATAACGAGGTCGTTAACCAACTGGTCGATAGCCTCGTCCACTTCCGCAACATGCTGCATTTCGCGGTAGCGGTTGATGAGCGAAAAGTCGTCAACTACGGCACCGTCGAGGTCGATGTAGTAACCAAAATATCCAGCGCCAGTGCCATACTGGACATTTAACGCGCCGTCCTGATTCTCGGGCGGAATGGGGCTAATAGCGGTTCCGCTGGGCTTCGTGTCAACGGTGCTTTTGGAAGAACGCTGATTGAATGGGAATTCGAAGCCGAAAAGTTTCATAACCTATACATCCTGTGTGGGAGGCCCATAAAGGTGAAGAATTTCAACGGCCCATTTTTTTGTAGGTCCGAAACTCGTTGTAACGTCACGATTATCTGAACAGATTCCATTCTTATGGTGCACGGTTTCTTCTTTCCGTAGTGGTCGCCCAAATCAGTATTACAAGTTTACTGATATTTCAGAACCAGAAACGGTGTCAACACTCGTCCACCACTGATACTGGAAGCCCACTTGGAATTTTTCAAGCTGGTCAGTTGATTCCCAATCCAATCCGATGTTGCTGATGGATTCGGGCCACATTCCAACAAACTTGTAAGCTGCGAGAATTTCTCCGCCGTTGTTGCGTCCATACTGATACACAATCCCATCCGTTGCATAGGAGCCAGCGTTGATTCCGCCTCCAAAGCGCGACGTGACAGTGACATGTCCCGTTATGGCTGCTGACCACGCTTCAAGGGCTTTACGAACCTTGAAGTCTTCGTCATTCAGCACAGTAACCGTTAGTGCTTCGAACTTACGGTCGCCAGCGAAGTTCAACTTGCGTCCAAAGTAGGGAACTTGGAAACTCCCAACGGTGGATGCAGGAATTTCAGAAATCTGGCAGAGAAACCGGAAATCTCGTTCCGCAGTTGACACATTCACCGCGCCGCGAAGTGCGTCTGGCCACGTAATCTGCATTTCAAATAGCGACGGGCGTGCTCCACCTTTAGCGAGTTTGTTGCGGAAATCTTGAACCGAAAACGGCATTTTATGCTCCTTGCTGCTGAGCAGCCTTTACCTTGTGACGCCATAGAGCAAAACGTGATGTGCCCGTGGCAGGTCGCCCTAAATTTTTATTACATCTGCCGGCAGTTCAACCCATTTGCAGATTGGAAGATTGCCCCGAACTAGATTGTTCGGGTCGTTCGTTCCGCCCATATATCTAGGAACAATATGGTGTTGGTGCCATATCATGACTTTACAGGGCTCCCGTTACCTCTTGGAAGCTAACTCCATTTCGCACAGCGACGAAATTGAGTTGGATAAAGTTGATGCTGCGCGACGGCTTGATGTAGATGTCTCCGACGAAGCTGTTCTGTTCCACAACTTCCGGCGGGTTGTTTGATTCGTCGCAAATTACGCGGTAATCGAGCACTCCACGGCGCGCCTTCACGTCGCGCAGGTACGGTTCCACGATGTTGCGGAACTGGCTGCGGGTGAATTCGTCGTTGAATTCAAACAACTGCGTCCGTGCGAGACGAGCAATCGTCTTTTCAAGAATGATGAAGAGACGACGCACGTTGATACGGTCAAACGCACTCGGTCTATCCAAAAGGGTCTTGTCTCCATAGAGCACAACGCCCTGACCTGGGAAACTTACAACGCTGTTGACCCCAATCTTGTAGAGGTCGTCACGTTGAAGTTGGGTCGGATTCCATGCTAGTTTGACAGCATTTTTGATGTTTCCGCGCGTGAATCCTGCCGGCGAGAACCATGGGTCGGTCTGTGTGTCTGACCGTGCCGCGATACCAGCAATATCACCGTTTAAAGGTACCCAACGGTACTTGTCGTTGAATTTGTCATACAGATACTTCCATCCACTGTCGCAGAAAGCGTAGCTGCTTGATGGTAGGCTATTACGGAATGTGGTGATACCTGCCACTTCGCTGCCCACATTGTTAACGACGTTTGCCTTCGACGGGGAAACAAATGCTACGGAATCCTTACGCACTTCGCAGACGTTCTGGATGACGTAACTTGCCAACGTCGCAGATGCAGGTCCGCAGATTGCCAGTGAGATACTGACCGCGTCCGGATTCTTATACAGGTCCCATCCTGCTTGAAGGTCCGCATCAGCGAGTGTGCTGTTATTTGCGAGGCCGCCGGCAAAAGAGGACGTTTCGGGAAGCGCAGATGCTCCGAAGGCACTTGCTGCATCTCCACCCCAATTGGTCGTCAATGACGTGGGTGCGGCGAGCCACCAGATATACTTGGAGTCGCGGTTCAGCACAGTTACGTAGTAGTTCTTTTCGCCGTTAGGGTCCTTCGCATTTGATGCTTTTGACAGGAACGAATACCGCTCAAGCACGGTTCCAGGCACGCCCGTGAAGTCGCCTGTGCGGTCAACAACAACGACGTGAAGTTCATCGCTTGAACCACCACGTTGGCTGACGTATGCGCTGGTGCCTGGTGCACGGTCAAAAAGTGATGCGTATTCCCACTTGCGACCCCACTGCCCCGATGCAGGTGATGCGGTTACAGTTGACCCTGATGCAAGTGAGAGTGACGTTGCGTTAGCAATTGCGCTCACAACACCAATGACTGCACCGTTTACAGTCAAGCTGTCACCAACGATGAGTTCGGTGACGAATGACGTTCCCGTTCCAGTAACCGTGTTGCTCCCTGTCGTCAGAGCAAGAGCGCCTGTCAACGTTCCGGCCGAGAATGCGGCCGCGCTGGTGCATACGCTAACTTTTAGTGCGCTGCCTAGGTCACCAGCATACTTCGCTGCCCATGCTCCGTATCCCAAAGTGCCGCTAGGATAGGTTGCTTCATAGTGCGTTCCGTTCTTAATGAGCACTCCGTATGCACCAATGGTGTTTGCCGTGACTGTGTTTGCACTATTAGCAGTTGTAGTAAACGAAATGGAGTTGGTGACAGTGCTGACAGTGTAAACAGATGTTCCGATGAGAATGCGCTGACCCGCGTATATTGCGTTGTTCGTCGCGAAGCCGCCTGCGCCCACCCAAATGTTGTTTGCGCCGTTCGCTGAAACATTTCCCGGTAGCGTCTTTGCTGAGGCGGTCGCGTTTAGTGCCACCGACGGGAGCGCACGGACAACGCGAAGAAGGTTCGAATATGCCAGAAATGCATACGCGCTGAACCAGTGTTCGTAATTTGTGTCGTCCGGCTTACCAAATGTCCGAACTAGTTCATCTTCTGAACTGATTGACTTAACGTCGAACGCAGGGCCCCATTGGAACGCTCCTACAAAACCAGCGTCCGATACAGACACCTGCTGCGCGCCGGCGGTCAAATCTACTTCGGATACATTGATACCCGGCGATACCTGAAATGGCATAAACTGTCTCCTTCGACACGGAAGTGAGAAAATCGAAAATGCACCGCCTACACAGCGGCGGACATTCGTATTTAGATTTTCAGGAATCTACTATAACCAGTTATTGGATTTGTCTTCATCCGTGAGCCAGAATGACGGGTCGTCCACAACATCGTAACCGGCAACTTTACCCACAATTTGTTGTTGTTCCAAATCACCCATGATACCGAGTGCTGGAGGTTCAAGAGAAAGTGGTTCGCGGCCTTCGGTCAGTAATTGCCGCATAGAGAGTCCAACATAATTTTCAAACGCGGATTGAAGTGTGAGCCAACCGAGTAGGACTAGCGGAGTGATACAATCGTCGTGATTCCCTGCTTCCGCTTCGTACGTGCGCGGCCTTGACATACTGCCGTTCTTGGGAACCTTGGCGACAAATGTAGTCAACTGCCGCATCGTTTCATAGTCGCGAATGAACAGTTTGTCGTTTTCAATAAGTGACTTGAGGCCCGTGCAGCCGATGCGTTTCGTCGCTTCTGTCATCTTGAGACCGAGACGGGCCTTTGGATTGAATCCGCTGGACAACATCTGACCTTTTTTCGGGTGCGGATAGATTTGGATGAGGCCTTCATATTCCATTTCCAAACCGAGTGTGTCCGCAACCGGCAGTCCTTCGCCGTTGATTTCGATGAGCACAAATGCGCTGTTATACCAACGACCGAGGTCGCGAATAACGGGCGGCAATTGCATCGGCTTGATGAGGTTGTTTCGATAGATAGCGACTTGTTCGAAGGGATTCTGGGTGATGTCAATCACCTGAAGCACGGTATCGTCCTGCTCCTGTCCTTGTGCGATATCTACAAGGATGATATAGACGTGTGGTTCCAGTTCGTTTCCGTCGTTGTCTACAGCACCACGATGAATTGGCTTCTTGTAGATTAGCAGCTTATCCCGCACTTCAATTGGGTCAACGTAAGACAACTGAGCAAGTTTCCACGGAGCTACCAGCGTGTTCGCTGACCCCATGAAGTCGCAGTTATGTGAGACTACATCACCGGTATAGAACGCTTGCTCTGGGTGTGCGACATTGATGGGGTCATAGAGTGCATATTCGGAACCATCTTCAATGCGCGTGACGATGGTGGTTCCTTGCTTTGTTAATACAATATCGCCGGTGCGAAGTTCTGCGAGAGTTTTGAAACCAGTGTTTGTGAGAATACGATGTTTTGTTGAGGCTTCCAGCAGGAGGCGAGAACCAGCAAACACACGCAGGGTATGACCGAGAATGGCGTTCAGTCCATCGAATGACTTGAACCCATCAGGCGTTAAGATTTCATAGACAGTGTTGCGAACGAAGCACATTTCGCAGTCCTTTTCTTTCGGCTTTCATCACTAAACTTATAGCCCCGGGTAGTAAACTTAGACGAATTGTGATGTTTTCCCTTTCCACTCCAGGTGAGATTCAGCCCAGCGGGGAACATCGTATTGTATTGGTGAATGAGTTCCGCTTCCCGACGCAATACCTCGCTTACATCCTTACTCTCAACAAGAACGTTGTGTGTGAATGAATGGCCATCAAACCGCTTCGAACATCGATGTTGACACATTCGGTTCTTATAGCGATAGTCAATAGTGGTGCCAATATATTGCTTACCGTCGTCGCGCGTAAGAATGTATACTATGTATCTCATACCAAGACCTATCTGGCAACATTCAAATTTGAGTAACCGGGAAGTAATCGGTCATAAAGTTCACCTATGGGGAGAGTTTCTACCTGTCCTGTAATTTTGTTACGGATGGTTAACATCGTGGAGTAGACACAACTTTCAAATTCCTGCTGGAATTTCTGTTCGGACCCCATGTTCCGTCGCGTCTCTGTCGCCCATGCTTCGTCACGTCCCGGCACGTCACGCCAGGTATAGCCAAGTGTCGCGAAGTCGTTCTTCTTGTGAATCGCGTCGTTCCAGATTTTGTAGAATAGGTTGTATCCGTTCGGCGTAGACACAATGAACATTTTGGTGCTCTTACCAGATGAAATTGCCGGATACACCGAGGTCATGAAGTTCAGTGCAATGTTCTCGTCAACGAATGCAAATTCGTCAAGGAACAGGATGTTGAAGGTGTCACCTCGGATAGCAGATGCAGACGTAGCAGCCGCACGCACACGTGCGTTGTTCGCCAGTTTGATGACTTTCTGGTCCCACTTCACCACACCTTGCTTGAGGAAACGCGGAAGTAATTCAAACGACTGCTTGAGGCGGTCAAGTAACTGAATTGCGGTTTCTTCTTTGTTTGCCAGGATACCGACGCTGACTTCCGTGTGAAAGAGAATGTACCACAGGAAGTATCCGCAGATGATAACTGTGGATTTTCCGCTCTGCCGTGGAAGTTTTGCAATGACGTAGCGATTGTTTTCCAGTGTCTTGATGATTTCCTTTTGGAAATCCCACAAATCAAATTTCACGATACCGTGGTCGACGTGGACAATCTTGACGTGATTTGTAATGAAGTGGATTGGGTCTCCCGCACACTTTACATATTCTTGAAACTCAGTCGCATTAAGAGCAATTTGCTCTTCGGGCAAGGGAAGATTGGGGTTTGCGTTATACCCGCCCGAGGCGTTTGGCATTTTACGAGGCATGTCGGAATTCCTGAAAAATAAACGAGCCAAACGGGGAGTTCGGCTCGTTTTCGCGCGGCCGACGATTTATTCTATTTGTTTTTTGAGTGCATTTAGTTCGCGGAGAAGGTCAGACGCCCTACCAACGAATACTGCTTTATCGATGTTTGTGACACTGGTCCCGGGTGTATCTGAAGTTGCGGGAGCGTTGATTTCTCGTGTATCTCTTCGTGTGCGATGGAGTTCGATGAGTTCCTTACTGGCGTTCACTGTCGCCTGAATCAGTGTGGCGACTGCTTCATATGGCTTTGCGGAATCGCCTGTTTTCGCAAGGGCTAAGGCCTGTTCGGCGGCATCCTGTCCTAGTTCTATGATATTTTTTAGCTGGATGCGCCCGTATTCGAAATCTTGTTCAAGATTCTGGTTCTCTGCGGACTCTGCGACCGGGGCGGGATTTGCCGCAACGATTTCGCCGTCTACTGACTCGGCGGGAACGAGTGCTTGTTCTTCTTTTACCGGAGTTTGGAGTTCTTCGGCAATATCCAGAATATCGTTCAGGGTTTCGTTAGCCATTAAAGTGATTCATCCGTTAGCGTGTCTGTGCGCTTTACGTCACCATCATCTTCTGTGATAGTTGTTTGTGTCTCTGTCGCTTCGATTCGTGCTACGCGACCGGTCGTGAGATAGGCATTTGCGGTAGATTCATCGACCAGATGGCCGCTGCCGTCTTCTGTCAATAGGTAATTATCATTCGGGGATTCTAGGCGCAGATGGACCGGCGGGTTGAGCAAGTCATTCAATGGAGAATTGTAGATATCGATGATGACCCGTTCCACAGGTGTCTGTCGGCGCACTGGTCCATAGAAATAGACTTTCATGCTAAAATCAAATGTCCAGATAATCGCTCGACGGTGCTCAAAATCTCCTTCGTAATTGTCTGAAGATGTGACGCCGTTCAGGGTCAAAGGAATCGGTTCAGTGAGAGACAGTTCGTCCACAACCTGCATTGCGAATGTATAATCGGGGGTGAAGTAGGGAAGAATTTGTTCTGTAATTTGAAATCCATCTTCCTGCGTTTTGACCAGCGCATGAAGCGAAAACCCAAGCGCATAAGGAACACCAACATACAGCCGAGCGAGTCTGCGCTGTTCCGTTGTGATGAACGATAGTTGGTCCAGTGTATTCAGCTTACGGCTTGAATCATATGAGATGGCAGTCATTTCAAATGCCAGCCGCGGAAGCACCTGTGCCACTCCCTTTTTCAATTCAGGGTCTTGCAGGAGGCGCACCAACCAACGTTCTTTGGGAGCGTAATCCAAAGGCACAGTTATTCGCTGCACTTCAGTTCCAGAAGCGGCATCACGCACAACAACGATGTTGTTGAAAAGAGCACCGAATGCGATTATGTAGCGGCGAAATAAGTTGTGCTTAAAATGACTGAACATGTTAGCCGGTAATTAGTGGGTTTGTTCCACGGTTAACAACAACACCGGTGGATTCCGTTTCCAGAATGTCATTGTCGCTAACTGGGTCATTCGGTGCCGTGCTCGGTGTGTTACCAGCAGGGAGATACGATGCGCTGCTGGTCATTCCAACAATCATTCCGGTATTATTAAATGCGCCAGTAACGTTCTGCACCAATAGTGTGTTGGTTGTGGTATTGTGCTCGTAGACACTTGCGGTCGCTGCCGCCGTGACGAACGAATCTCCTTGATACACCAGTTCGTCTGCTAGGAACGTTCCGTTACCCGGTCCCAAAGCAATTTCCACCGTGAATGCTTGGGTGTCCGCGACCGCGTCAATTTCGGGCATGCCCGTCGATACTCGTTCGTGTGCGTAATTCATCATTTCGCAACGTAGCTCATATGTATAGAGATTTCCCAACTGGAACAGTTGTTCTTTGTTTTCCACAAATCGGATTTCGAAGATATACCGATTATTCGGAGTCATCTGAATATAAATCAAGTCGCCTTCGCGGGGGCGCAACAATCCAGTTGCAGGAACGATGGTTTGATTAAAGCGCCGGGCAGCTACCACAAACGTCGCTTGGTCTTCAATTTGGAGACCAAACTTACTCATGAATTCTGACTGTCCTTGGAATGATTCTACCGTCTTGATATACATTTCGATGTTCACCGCAGTGGTGAACTTTGCGAGTGTGTCTTCGCCCAACAAAGTATCAATGTCTACGTCGTCCCGTTTGAGGTAATACACCTCATGCCCGTAGATAGCAATAGCTTCAATAATCAAATCTTCAACGAGATTCTGTTCTGCTGCCCACGTAGTTTGGTTGAAATAAGGGTTGACGGGCATTGATTTCTATGCTAGAATTTGGTGTTCGTCAGCAGCCACCCTAAAGACCTTAGGAGCGACTATCCAATTGTGAAAATAATTGGGAGTTCGTATGTGGTACGAAGTTCTTCTTCCAATTTTTGAATTTCTGTTTCAGCATCAGCGAACATTGTTTTGCCATCCAATGTGACACCACCCGGTAATGCGATGCCGTTATACTTTGAAAGATTCATCCCCCATTGACGTTTGAAAAGTGCAATGGTATACCGCTGTAGCCATCTGTCGGTCCAAACCTCCCCATATACAGTGGGGTCAATAGCACGGTAGGCTTCAATGACCAGATATGCACCCGGCCGGAATACGGTTTTCCAGTCCACGTCAATATGTATCCGATTCATGTGCCGCTCAAACCGCATTAGCGGCCGGCCGCGGAATGTGTCATTGATTAGCTGCTGATATTGCCGTCCTATAACGTATGGAACAATGCTGTTCGTGGTGAAACTTGACAGCAAGGAAATATTAAACTGGTTTTGTGGGTCAAAGAGAATGTCGGCCGACATGCGTGAATCAAACGGGGGGAAGACTCTAGTGACGCTGATAACCTCGTCCGGCAATGTAAAATATTCGTTATCCACGGCGCCCAAAACGATGCCGTTTGCTGCGATGGTTCCGGTCGCTCCGCTCCATTGACCGGTCACCGTTTCTCCCGGCACGAACATGATATTCTTGGAGGCTCCGACGAATTCAATTGTGTTTGCGGAGACTGTCTTATATACGTCACCGGTCGCGTTAGAAGTCGCGCCACGCAAAGGTTCGTTGTTTTGGAACGCGGGAGTCGCCCCTGTAAATCGCATCGTGCTGGCTGTCACCAAAAACGAAATATAGTCCTTCATCACCGCGTCCATATGGAACTGCTGGTAAAGGTAGATAGCTTCGTCTATACGGTCCTCTAGCTGTGCGTCGTCTACGTTGATTTGCAGCACAGGCGCACCAATTGCTCGTAAACAGTATGCTTTGAACTCTTCGCGTGTGTTTGGGAGAGCCATTATGCCGTTGCCCACTTATTCGCGCCTACCGGGATAACGAGTGTTCCAGATAGGGTGGCTTTAGCTGTTGCCGTTAAATTAGCAGTTGTGGTGGTATCATCCACAACAAATGACGTGGACTTGAGACTACGAACGTATGACTGTGAACTGCCGTTTGCAGTAATCGTATTCGCAAACGTTGCCGTGTTTCCTGTTGCATTCAGTGACAACGCACCATTTCCAAGTGATGCGTTGGCTGTTGCCGTAATGGGAGCCGAAAGTGTCGTGGCGCCGGCAATAGTCGTGACACCAAAGTATGAGTTTCCGGATACCTGAAAGTCGTATGCAGGGTTGGAAATTTTTACACCAACGCGACTGTTGATGAAATCGATATACAGTGCTGACCCAAAACTGACGTTCGCTGTCGCAAAAGTCGCACCACTATTGACGGTGAGTGGTCCGGCAATAACTGTATTTCCGGTCAGCGTTGAATTGAAAAGCGACACGGACGGGTTCAGGAGTCGCCACTGGCTGGCTGTTGACGACCAGAGCGCCACCATGAGTGCTCCCGGCGGCAAATCAATTGGATTGTCACTTGGAGTCTTGAACCGGTTCGATGCCGCGGACGCTGTATTTCCAGACGGGAACGTAATTTTATACGTGCCGCTCATATTTTGAATGAACAGCATCCGGCTTCCCACAATGCTTGGCGCTTGAATACCTGTGATGACAGTATCAATGTTTGGTGTGAGCGCGAGCAACTGGCATTCTGTAAGTCCTGCTGGATTATAATCGTTGTAGGACGGGTTCGTGAGTGGTGCCGGGGAAAGTGTCGAACTTGGAGAACCGAAGGTAACGTTGCGAATCGTGAGTGCTCCATTGGCGACGGAGACTCCGCCAGTAACCGCAACGTTTCCTGTAATAGACTCGTCACCGGTGCGAGTCAAGCTGCCAACAGCGTTAGTGTTTCCTGTAATGGCTAGCGCCGCATTGACTGTTAGAGGATTGTTGACAACGGTATTTGCGTTAATCAACAAGGACCCAGCGGCAATATTAACAATGTTCGCAGAACTGTTAATCGTCACGTTAGACGAAAGGACAGTCGTGCCCTTCAGCACGATGCTTGTCGTGTTGACCGAAAAGAGGTTTGCGACGGACAGGGACCCAGTGCCAATCGTGAACACTCCGTTCACGGTTGCGTTGTCGCTGAGTACCTTCGTGTTCAACTGGTCGATAATTTCATTCGTCCGATTATACCATGTTCGGAACGTATCGGTTTGTTGAAGGGCTGTGATAGGCATACGCGAGTATTTAGGGACGTTTAGTACCGAGTCACCGAATACTTAACGATTCCTTTTTTATGAAGTTCGGTCATCACTTCATGCGCCACCTTATGCATAGCTGCGTTGAAATCCGCAGGCTTGAGGGTTCGACGTAGCTGGTCTTCCCGCTCGCTATATCGTTGGTTATACTGCGTCCATACGTCCGACCGGGCCCACGAAATAGTGTAGATGCGGTTTGGCGTTACGGCATTCAAACTGGTGAGACCAGGAGACTGTTGGAACAAATCAATGTCTCTGCGACTAAGAGATGTTTCTTCGGGATGATTGTGTACCAGCGTAAGCTGAGATTGCGGGTTGCGGAGTAGTGTGAGTATTTCACGACTAAAACCAATACCGTTCCGTTCCCCACTTCCAGCCGCAACTACTTTCCCATCTTTGTCAAGTAAGACGAAATGCTCTTTGTTGTGCCGAGATATCTCAGCCGCAATTTGACGGACGGACAGCGACTCGGCATTGCTTACGCCGGTTCCGGTGGCCACTGCAATTTGTGCTGCCAGTACCCAAGCAGCGAATGATTCTAGTTGAAGTTTTTCGTCGTTCATTTATACATGTCCTAGCTGCACCGCGCTCCCATCCTCATGAACAAAGTTTTCCCACATTCCGGCGTCGGCGTGCGTATGTTGGACTCCCATTGTAATATTTGGAACTTTGAACAGGGGTTCCACACGTAGCCCTGCTTCTTCTGAGAGTGTGTTGATGTCTTTGTCGTCATAGTTATAGACAAAAAGCATCGGAACGTGCCGCAGATGGTGCTTCGTCTTTTTTGCTTCCTCTTCCGACATCTCAAGGAAACGGGCAGGATTGATGAGTGCTGCTGTAGCTCCCCAATCCTTCCATTGCCCGTCCTGAATCTTCCCTGCCCACCACGTTCCCACCATGTGTTTTTTGGCGCGTATAATGGCGTCTTCGTTGTGGTCCACTCCTGCAATACGAACATCTGGACGATATAACTGCAATCGTCGCAGTAAGTGTCCGTCTCCGCATCCCAAGTCGAGCACCCGCGCATTTGGGGGAAGCTGCTCTTTTAGTTGGTCGATAAGCGCGGCATGTGCTCGGCGCATTCCTTCAAATGATTTGAATCCGTTATCTTTCCAGATGAATTTCGTGGGACGGTTGTAGATACCTGAAATTGTGAATTCTTCTTTCGTCGGCGTCCAGTTCGTGCGTGAGATGATTTTCAGCGCCGGAGTAATGAGTTCGGAGATGCCGATGAGACGAGAGCCATAGACCGGCCAGTGTAGAATTTCTTTCGCATACATCATTTGCTCAAGGAAACCGGACTTTAGACCGAGTTCGTAGAACTGTTGACCGATTCGTTGTGACTCTTCACAACCATAGTGGCAAGGTAGATGTGCAACAAGACGCACCCCCATCCAGCGAAATAGTGTTGATGTTTCCCACAAGAAGTTGTCCGTCTTCACTTGTTCGAACGTTGTATCTACGGAGCCAACGGCCCATGTGTTGTCGAAGTTGTCGCGGCAGCACTTTGGGAATCCCAACCATTCTCCAATTTTCTGGTTTTCTGTGAACGGAAGAACGTCAGTGTAGTGTTCCGGGCGAACATAGACACATCGGACACTTGTTGGTCGTCCCGATAGCTGTGCGCCAGTTGACGCATATCCGGTTGTAGACGCAGAAAGATTGGTGGGGATTAGAAGCAGTCCGTGCTTGTGTGCCCATTCCGTCGAAGTTACCAAACTGTCAAACGCAACGAACTGCCATGCTGCTTTACGGAGGCCTTTCACGACGGCGAGCCGTTCAAGTTCATGGAACGCGGTGGAGACTTCACGAAAAATTGGCGCCCAGTAGTTTCGCTCAACAAGTCCAGCCCACTGCCAGCGAGTAAAGTCAACGGGGATGACGGGGGTCTTATTTTCCATCGGAATCCTCATGATAATCGGAATCGGCGTGATAACCGTTTTTCACGCGCGTCATGCCCTTTTTGGTGGCGTCCTTATCCATTTTGACAACGAAATTTAGAGTCGCTTGTGGATGTCCGGTGAGGAAAAGATTCTGTAGTTGCTCTTCCAAGTGCCCGCGATGCTCCCAATCGCAGATTGGTTTCTTTCCAACCAGTCGAAGTCGCTTGGCACCTTCATCGAAGAGTCGTTTGAAAGTGTAGCAGTAGTGTGAGCGAAGTCGCCAGTCGCCGTGTTCCCCTTCACCCGGGCAATTCCCTAAACACACGAGCCAAAACGGGCATCCTTGACAGCCACCGTGTTCTTGCGGCGTGATATATAGCGCAAGTTGACGGGTGTGAAGTCGCGTGCCGGGGTGGCCGATAAACTTTGCGTCGTATCCTGAACCTTCAGCAGGGAGCCAGTTAATAGCTCCCTTATGCACGCGGGAACAGACGGACGGGGCGCCATCATTTTCGATGCCGTTGACTGCTTGTGTGTTGTGCGGGTCGCATGCTCGCCAGATGCAGACCACGCTACAGTCGTCACCTTCCAACAATCTCAAGATTTCGTCAAACTTAGTGAAACGCAAGTTCTTGAATTCATGCTGCATGTTCCATAAGTCTATGAGACGGTCAGCAAGTTCTTCTTGTGGAAGATAAAGTTCCTTTGCCATTCCATCGAGTTCCATGATGTGTAGATTCATGTGCTGGATGCCCATGTCGTCTAGTTCATGAAACCATTGCACTAATCGGGGAAAACGCTCTTTTGATGCGTTTCCAGCATGAAGTGTAACGATGATGCTTGGCATCAAGAAGTCCAGCTTGTTCTTTTTTGATTCCTCAGCCAGACGTTTGATTGCCCAGTGCGTTCGGGCGGTTAGTTTCTTTGTCGCTTCTCGTGTCCCTGCCCATCGACTGTCGTTGAGTTCATCCGGTCCGTCGAGTGAAATGCCGACATGCGTTTTGTATTTCTTGAACGCTTCGATGTGTGCTTCAGTGATGAGTGTTCCGTTTGTTTGGATGCCTGACGATTTCCACCGACTGAAGCAGAGTTCCAGTAGCTTTTCAATCTTCGGGAGTGGAAGAATAAGTGACTCTCCCCCAAACAAACTGAACGGGTTGTCTAGTTTCTTTGCTGCCTCAAAGACCGCTTCTTCATCGTAACGATGAGTCGGGTCCGCATCGCGCAAACTTGTTTGATAGCAATACACGCAACGAATGTTGCAGTCCGTAGTTACCGGACGAATTTCAGTTGACATAGTGAATAAATTACCGTTTTGATGAAACCGAATGGAGCGAAAACATCACATCCCGACAAAGTTTTTCCGGAGCGTTCATGCGTCTAAGAATAGTTAGCTGTTGCTCGTAAGCTGCTTTCTCATCGGCAACACCATCGGCATGGACCTGTTCGTGCGCGATGACCGAAGCGAGTTTGATAATGGCTTCGCCGTCTCCCCGCGATGCATTCTTATATAGTGGGGTATCTGTCAGAATGTAGATGAACCCCTTTCCCAATGCATAGGCCTCAGCGTTCTTAGACACAAACTCCGGGCGCTTGGAAATCGTGATGATGCGCGCGGTGACTGGTGAATTTACTTGACGTAGAAGATTTAACGCTGCATTGATAGCTTGAGATTGATGCAACACTGATGTAGCAGGTTTCTCCGGAGGTGGCGCAGAGACCGTCGTGAAACCTCCGGCAATTTGGGCAGCTAGAATCCACGCGGCAAACGACTCTATCTGAACGTGATTATTGCTGCGTGGTTCTGACATTATGGTCCTACGTATACAGGGTCGTCCACATGTTGCGTGTCGCCGTGCGAGTCCTGATGGTTTGCAAGATACCCGTCTTGATGTGGCGTTCCGCTGTCCTGATGCGGCGGGTCATCTCCGTGACGGTCATCGTGCGAGTAGTCCGTATGTGCGTCACCGTGTGGACTTCCACCGTCGCTGTGAATATTTCCGTCAGCGTGCGGAACCGTATTATCTGAATGGTCGTTGTGGTCGTCGTAGACCAGTTCGTCCGCGTGGCTTACCCAGTCATCGTGGTCGGCATGGTCCGTGTGGTCGTTATAACCGTCCGTGTGGTCGCTGTGGTCCGTGTGGTCGGCGTGCGGGCCACCGTCTGTATATGTCTTGCCGCCGCCGGTGTCACGATAATTGTAGATATACTGGTCTCCATGCCAGTCGTCCTCATGCACGTCCGTGTGGTCAGTGTGGTCGTTGTGGGTGTTCGCTACGTCACTGTGCGTATTGACGAGTGCTACGTCGCTGTGGAGCGCATATTCGTTTGTGCTACCATCGTTGTTGATGATGTGCAGGGAGTAGTTGTTGTTCGCAGTTGTCTCAATCCAGATAGAACCGGGAATAGCACCAGAGCGACTAGCAATCAGCACAGCATTGATTTCGCGATGACGATTTCCGGTGTCGATGTAACGCAGTTTGCCGCTGTCAATCCACGGACTGCCTGCGATTGAGCCGGCCGCGCTCGCGACGACGGTGCCCGTGAAATACCATTCTGCGTTAGATTTGTCTACGTAGTGGAGCGTATTTCCGTCCACCCAAAGACTTCCGGGTGCTTTAGCCATATGCGGTTATTTAGGTTGAGATTTGTGCAGATAAATTAGGCTTCTTCATAGAACCCTTGAATATAAACCGCATCTCCGGACGCCCAAACGAAGGGATTGTTAAACCCGATACCAGACCCAGTATTTCCGTGATTAAGAACGGCAACAGTTGTAGAGCTATTGAGATAGCCCAATCCTATATACCACTGAACGCCCCCGTCTAGAATTCGCGCAGGGATTGCTTCAAAACCACTGCGTGATGCAGTAAGTGGCAAGGACCACAACCAAAGGCCTGTACCTGCGCTGCTGGTTGACCCGAAGCTGAAGGCAATACCAAAAAAAACTGTCTTGCCTATCCGCATATAACGTCCGGTGAGAATTCCATTTCCGAGACTGGGTTGTGTTCCAGAAGAACTCCAGGTGGGGGTATATGAGGTCCACTCTCCTTGCGCTAGTGTTCGTTCGCGTTCAAATACTCCATTATTAAATGTAGTTCGTGGAACATCACTAACATTCGTCAACCCCGTCAACGAGGTACGGTGGGAAATTGACCATCCGTAAGATGCAGTAAAGGCAGTAGTCTGGTTGGTGCGTAGGTATGCAGAACAAGTAAGACTGCCGTAGTAATTCCCCGGCGTATCTGATACCTCGCCTAGTAGAATAACGACCTTACCTGTGGACGCCTCAAGAGCCAAACGCACCCGAAATGGACGACCTCCGAGGTCAACATATCCGGTGTTAATCCACTGAAGCGTCGCCCCATTAAAGTATGGATAAAATCCAATCTTTACATCAAGAGGTGTTCTGGATTCATAAAGATAACCTCTGAGATGTACCACGGTCATCACGTATTCGTTATATGAAATGTTTGTATTGATGGAAAGGGCACCATATCCCCTATCCGGCACCCATTGATACGAAGCGATGTTCTCGACAAACCAACTGGAACCGTTGGCAACCCCATAAAGCTGACGCTGAGCGAAGGTGTTCGCCTCATCTTCATACGCCACAGCAGACGGTAGACGTGTAGGAGACACGGTTCCCGATATAAGATTTGATGCGTTGGTATAGAATGCCGGAAGCTGTCCACCAAGGTAGAGTGCATTATTGGCAGTATCAGCGGCCGCCGCTGTGTTTGCGAATGCGGCCGTATTGGCAGTATCAGCGGCCGCCGCTGTGTTTGCGAATGCGGCCGTATTGGCAAATTCAACTGCACCGTTGCTGCCACCTTTAACGACATTATTATTCAGTTCATCGATAATTTCTTGTGTTCGGGTAACAAGGTCAACAAGAGTATTCGATGTTGAAATGGGGTCAAGTATCATTACCGTTTAATACAAATGCTCGATTTTTCGATTTCTGAAATGATGAAATTCAACTTCGCGTCAACGCTCTCATAAGCAACACGTAAGCATTCTACCTCACGCTTCAACCGTTGGTGTTCTTGCGTTTTTGCTCGTGCCATACGATTTCGTTCCAAAGCTTGAGTGTCTGTGTTGAGCAAGGCCTTCGAATGGATGTCCCGAACGAAAGCCTTATCTTCGGTCTGAACGACTTGCTGTTTCGCCATGTTTTTATGTGTACCTTGCTAAAATCTCTCTCGCCCATTCAACAAGGTCGGGGATACGTTGTCCACGGCCGTGCGCCGAAGCATGGAGTTCAAGATTCTCCGGTCTGTTGTCTGACCGAATACCATTCTTATGGTGGACCGTTTCGCCCTTGTATAGTGGACGACCCAGAATTTTCGTCATAACGACGACATGTTCAGCAACGCGCCCACGGTTAGAGTTTGGATGTTCGGGTCTATTCAATATCACATAGCCGGTCTTGGTGACATGTCGTCCGCCCTTCCACATATGATGTTTGTTCCCACTGCGGCTTGAATTTACCTCTTTCAGTTTCTTCGTTCTTTCGCAGCCACAACTTTGTGACCTACCCGACCGTAGCCGGTTTCCTAGAACAATCTTTTCAGTACCGCATACACACTTACAATGCCAGTCCCATCCATGTTGGGACCTTACATTCTTAGATACGACGTGCCACTTTCCAAATTGCTTACCCGTGAGGTCTTGTAATACGACAGACATAGTAATACTATATAGTATCCGTCGTATCTCCACTTATTTAGGTGTCCAAAGCAATCGCCCGGAAGTTTGCCACTCTTGGTGCGTTTACCGGGTTCTGTGTTGCCATTACCAGTTTCACGGCAAAGACCTTAAACCTATCAGTCGTGTCCGTGCTCTGGTCAAGTGCTCGGTCGTTTGGTGTTTTGAACACAAATTCCTTGAACTGCTTGTAGTTCGTAGAAACTGTGGTGTCTGGCGTTTCCTGCGTCATGAGGCGCCATGACTGGTCTTCAAAGCGTCCTGTCGAATCCCCCGGAAGAACTTTGTAATACACGTAGAACTTCGTGCCGGTTGGACGGTAGGCATCGAAGTAAACACGGATATCGCGTGCATCGAATCCGTCCGCAAGTGTGACGGCGCGTGTAATGTACCGTGTCAGTCCGTTTCCGTCCGCCGGCATCAATTCACTGTTATACTGAAGTGCTGCGTTCACGTGAAGACTTGCATCCAATACCACGGTAGATGCAGGAACAGTCAACGTCACGTTGCCCGTATATCCTGCACCGTTTGCACTAAAGACTACGCCGGAAAGTTTTCCGTTTCGCCCGACAGTAGCGTATCCCGCGGCATCTGTTCCGTTGCCGCTGATGGTGAGCACCACAGCGTTATTTCCACCCAACGTTCCGTAGGTGTGGTAGCTGTTTGCAGACCGAGTGACCCCCACGTTTGAGGTAGCTTCAAGTGACGTTGCGTTTGTTACACTGGATACTCGCACTTCCACGTTTCCACCAACAACCAATGTGTCGCCCGCAGCGAGAGCCGTGACGAAGTTGGTTCCCGTTCCTGTGATGGTCGGAGAGTTCGACGTGGTTGCAACGGTTCCTGCACTCTGCGCGGCAAGGTATCCTGCGCCCGGATTCTGTAGAATGACGTTCGTGTTTGTCAATCCCATATCGTTGATGAGATGACGAACGCAGAGAATGTTCAGCTTCTTCAAGTCTACGTAAGGCGCAACATCCGGGGATGTTGTCGTAAACGTAATCATTGCATCTACTGTGTTCGCGGCCGTAAGTGACCCGGTTCCGCTGAACGGGTTACGAACGATTCCCCCCTGTACCATGCTTCGTGCAACTAGCGGAGTCCATGCATTTGGGATGACGTTATATCGGGCTGCGATGCTGCCCGTCACGTCTTGTGTTGCTTCGTTCAACGGGAGCATGTCAAGTGCATAACTGATTGCGGTTTGCTCCGCGAACTGCACTTCATGTGGATAGAATTCGAAGCTATCAAACGTTGCGTTTGCTGCCGGCGGCACAGCGCGTGCGACCAACACGGCGGTATTCGGAGATGCGGGGCTTGCGGCCCATGTTGCTCGGTTCAAACGGAACATCAAATCTTCAAACGGAGATTCTGTCCATGTGCTTGCGTTCTGTGATTTGAAGAAGCTTCCTGCGTAAGGTTGTTTTGCAACTTTCGCGTTGCTGCCGATAACGGTAGCACCGAGTTCAGCAGTATAGACAGTGTAAAGGTTACTATCCGAACGCACCACAATTGCATATTCTCCCGGCAGAAGATTGATTGGCGCCGGGAATTCAAAACGAGTGCGTTTTGTGCTGTCGTCCAAATCTGGTGTTGCTGTCGTGTTCACTTCATCCGGCCGGAGCGAAACGGTAGCTAACCCTTCACTTGAAACGGCCGGAAGGATTTGGTTCGAACTTGGATAACCGTTAACTACTGGACGAAGTTCAACAATAACAGGAATATCGTCTGTCGGTTTCGATGCGAAGCACACGTCTACTGACGTTAAGAAAATCCCCTGCGGATAAAGCTTTCCGTCTACAAGAAATGTTTCAGCAAGTGGGTCAATATACTGCTGCTTGAATCCGGCCGTAGTTTGTGTTGTTTCTGACCGATTATCTGTTACTTGGCGTGTGCGTAGACCAATCTCTCGCGAAGAGATACTAACGGCCTGTTGTGTGTAGGATACACCCGAAGCTGTATAGCTTTCTTCGGCACTGGTGGTGGCAGTCTGAACGTTGTTTGTTGGAGAGTCGGACACACGGAAGAGTCGCGTTCCGACAGCAAATTGGGCGTTTGGAAGGTGCAGACATCCTGCGATGGTGCCAGCACGTCCAGAGGTAATACTATTGTTTGCGATAAATCCGTCGGATACCGGTTGTCCGATACTGTAGATGGTGGTTCCATTCACGGCAAGTTGAGACGTGTCAACGGTTGCCGTCTGTGTGGCCGTGTTATAGCTGACAACGTTTGCGGACGTTCCTGCGCCGGCGCCGGAGACGAAGTAAATCGTCGTACCGTTCGCGAGTGCTCCCATGTCGTTGTCAAGACGCAATGCCGCGCTCGGACCGTCGTAGCTACGCACCACACCAGACGTAATAATGGCGCTGCTGACATTGATGCTTTGCGTGGTATTTCCAGCACGCGGGCCCGGCGGGATTAGAACCGTAGCACCATATGTGGTATTCGCTGCATCGTTGACGTGTTTTTCTGGACGCAAGCTACCCGGGAGAATTGCATAGGGAACTACGTCGTCTGTATCGGCGTCACGAATTGCGCGAACAACTTTGACCGTATATTGAACGGTGTTTCCGGTAATACGGCGAGCCACGTCTGCGACAGTAACCGGAGTCAACGTGTAGAGCGTTGCTGCCGCAAGGTTCTGCGGAGAGTTCGTCGTCAGCGTTGCGGACGTGTTTGATGTAATTGTAGAAATGGAAGCATCGAAGGTGTTGACACCTTGCGTGACGCGAACAAGTTGTCCCGGTACCAATTCGAAACTGAATTTGGTGTTCGTTCCAGCGATAACCGCACTACCACTGTTCACTGTGACAGTTCCAGATATTGCTTTGCGGACGTAGAGTGTCTGCCCGATATAGAAGGGTGTTGCAGTTAACGGTTGGTCGATAAGCTGTAGAATATTCGCTTTCTGCACATAGGGCAGAACGCTTGTCCCGTCGAAGAAGGGATACAAGTTGGCGTTTGGCTTGAGGCCGTCTGCCGCAAACACCACATCTCGCCCGCGCATGTGGTGAACGACAGAAATATCAAGAATTTGGTTTCCGATGCTCTGGTTGACTTTCGTGGACGTAAATTCGTATTGTGTGCCTTGCCGCTGATAATTTGTCGTGGTTTCAATTTCATTCCACGAATTTTCGAGCATTGAAAGAGGGTCATGGACTTCTGGCGTCCATCCTTCTGGCGCGAAATATTCCGTTCGTGGTTGAACCGCTGTTACACCAGACCAGGTCTGTTCCCATTCCCCCCAATTGGTGAACGACGGAAGCGAACCAATCCACGAATCAGACGTTCCCCCGATATCAATAACTTGTGCCGGACGCTGAGTTACGTCCTTCCAAATATCAACAGACGGAGACATTTTCAGTGTGCCGTAGAACGACGCCACGTCAAATGGGTTGACGGAAATTGCGCGGGTCGCCAGTGGTTGGCTGATGAATGTGTCGATTCCATAAACCGGAATGGCCATATCACCAATCAGTTTCACGTTATAGCTGGTTGAATATTTGTTATCCGGCGAAAACTGCATCACGAACGTGCGGAACGCGGTTCGAAGTTCGTGCTGCATGCTGTCAATGGATGCAGTGAAGTCTGGCCGACTCACGTCTGCGACCGTATGTCCCATGAACGAATCCACGAGAATACCATTCTTGAATCGTTCGTTATCGTCCGCATCAAGAATTGTTTGCTTTGACGTAATTTGTTCAAGGGAGTTCAGGGCTGTGTAATATTCCAACTGCGACACGCGGTCGTCTAGTTTTGACAAGTCGCGCATCGTGTACCGCTTGTGGTCAAATGTTTTGAGTGTAACTTGGGTAGGTACACCAGCATCATCTACAAGCGTATATGGTGGAATTGAAAGCTGGAACAGAAGCAAGCTGCCGCTATCGTCTGTCGGGGCAACGGGTACCACAGCATCTTGGCCTTCGAAGATTTTGAAGGTGCCGTCGAACGCTACGCCAATCTTGTCAATACGGGATAGATAATACTGGTAACTACCCATCCACACGTCATCTGATACAGGAATAAGGTAGCTGTTTCCGTCTGACGTGAGATAGGTGTTGTTCGCGTTCGTGTCGTTCGCTGCGTAAACAAGCGATACGTTTGTGAAGTCGTAGTTTGAACGCACCGGCCGGAAATCAAGAACGCTGCGAAGATTGACGGTACGCGCATAGCGTGCGGACTTGTAGTCTGGAATTTCGTCGTATGAGAGTCCGTTTGCGACGTTCTGGTTTGTGAGGTAGCTATCTACGGAAACATATCCGCGGCCGCTGTGGCGGAACCAATCGAAAATGACAAGCAGCCGGCCGGTTGGACGCACAACGCTGCTTGCATTTGTTTTTGGTGTGATGGTGCTGTATTCGTAACTGTTGTCGCGCTGACCCGTATCCAGTGTGAAGTAACTCGTTACGTCAGTTGCGGTGGTCAAGTCAGTATTCGCGAATGAGGTATTGGCTTCCTTGTAGAGAATCTTGCGAATGCTGAGCACGTCCGCGGTTTTCAGCGAATACGTGAATCCTGAAGAAACGTTGAGGCTGTGGAATTCAATCTGTCCTGCGTTGAGTGCTCCCGTTGTGCCGGACAACACCGCTGTGGTATTTCCAACCACGAGAGTTTTTTCACGCGGAGCCAGTCCGTTCACGGTCGTGCGCGCAAGTGCTACAAACGAACGGGTGGACGTAATTTGACTTCCGTTGTAATACGTGAAGGATAGTGTGTAGGTCTGTCCAAGTGCGCTAACCGATACGTTTGCTGCGCACCGCACGCCAGACTGCGGAGTATCCACGAATTGAATAATTTGTCCGTGGCCGTTTGCGTCTGCTGTCTGGTCGAAGATGACGAAGTTCTGTCGTGCGGTGGTTGCTGAAAGGTTACCAGTTGTTAGTGCGAAATTATTGCCGGATAGCGTGACCGAGACCGCGACGTTTGCGACGTTGGACATCGCAGCACTGTTCGATGTTGTCTTCAGCCATGATGTAAAGATAGCACTGTTACTGGTAATGCTGTTGGCTTTAACGAATTGCTCAGGAATTTGATAGAGCAATACGTTGTCGTTTGTTGCCGTAACAAACGTTACGCCAGTAGGATTTCCACCAAGCTTACTATACTCAGATACTTCGGCTTGGAATGAAAGATTTGCTTTGTATGGGACTTGGGTGGCTCCGACGGCGCCATCAAACAGTGCAAACGCATCTACGTCCTTTGTCTGGAAAAGGAAACGATAGGTGCTGTTGGCGTTTGGAAGTGTTGGCAGGAATTCTTTCAACTGCACAACCGCATTTGTGCCCGAAGCGGTATAGTTGTTGACGGTGTATGTTCCTGAAATCGGAGATTGTGCGCCGCCGATAACGAGTGTCGCGCCGACCAGTGCACCCGTAATTGCGGGAACCCCGTTTGCTGATGCGAGCGTAAGTTCGATTGCGTTGTTGGTGACCGCAGCACTGCTGACGTTTCCGGTTACAACATCGAACCGCGTATCGTAAAAGAACAATTTATAGACGCTGTTGTTCGCGAAGAGTGCCGGATTGCTCGGAACACTGAATGTTTCCAACATGCGGACCTTCGCGGTTCCGATTTTCGCTTTGTTATATTCTGCGGACGACGCAACGTTGATGCTTGAGATGTTTGCGCAAAGGATGTCTACCGTTGCGGTATTTGCGAAGTAGTTAACTGGCGACGTAGCCGCTACGCGAGTTGCGTAGACGAAATTACCAACTGTGGTGGGAATACTGCGGTTGTTTGCAGAATTCGTCGCACGTCCTTTGCGGACAACTTTCTTTGTTGGTTGGGTCGTTTCAACTTCGTACCCGCGCACGTAGGCTTTTCCCGGTCCAAGAGACAAGATGAACGTTGATTCGTCGTTAGGATTCGTTTCGATGACCGGGGTGAACGTCTTGACGATGTAATCGCCTGCTTCATCAAAGGTTCGCCGCGCAAGAATCTGATTCAGTTCGTCTAGCCGGACAAACTTCGGCGTCTTCTTGATGTAGTGAACTTCTCCGTTGATGATGCGTGCCAGTTCGATGAAATTGCCTTGTCCGGTTGTTTCAATGGGACGCTTTGCGAGCACGAGGCTGATACGGAAACGGTGTGCACCCGGTGCGTTGTTCGTGGGGTCCAGTAGGGAGGCACCTACGATGTCGTCTTGTTCGTCAAGAACTTCTTCGTTGATTTCCAGACCAACCCGGAACGACGGCAGTGCGCTAAACGCGCTGAGCACAATGGTCTGTGGACGCACACGAACGAAGAAACCAGAAATGAAAAAGATACCTTCATCAATGCTGATAACAGATGCATCGTGAAAAATGTCTGCGGTCGTGCCGCTCTGGAATGTTGCCGTAACTGTCGCGTCGGTCGCGTCCTGTACCACGGCGCCGGGCAAAAACGTGCTTCCGGTTTGATGCTTGAAAACTAGGTAATTGTTGGACGTTTCGCCTTCGTCGGCAGAGACGTATTGGAGAACGTATGCCTTCTTTGTTTCATCGCCGGTTTCAAAGACGTATTTTCCGGTATTGTTCGCACGTGCAAAAAACGCGACAAGGTTTGTGCTGAGAGTGACCTGTCCGCTGGTTGCAGTGGTATCAAGCGTGAGTTGTCCACCAAGGACGTTTTCTCCGTCCTTGAAGGATGCTTTGCCCAGTCTTTCAAGCTGCGCCTGAAGAAGCGTCTGTATCTGTGTCAGTTCGCGAGATTGAACAGGAAAGCGCGGACGGAAGAGAATGCGATGAAAGTCAAATTCTTCTCCGCGAAGCTTTCCTGGTTCCGTTTCTGACGCGCTAAAATAATCGTCATAATATGGAGCACTGCGAAGCGTATTGATTGCTGAATTACTAAGTGCCATGCGAAAAGGATGTCCGTTATGAAGTTAGACTTGGGTTGCCAACCAAACTCTATTTATAGTCGTGATTTATACCGTTTCACCGAGCATCTTGAAGCCTGCGGGATGGATGAGTTTCTTCAAGATATCCTTGTAACGGTCGAACGACTCTGCTGCGCGAATGACATACGTATACTCGTTGTAGTATTCGCTGTCTTGTAGGTACTTATCTGCACTGAGGAAACCATTGTTGGAGGTAAATGACCCCGGATACTGAGTCAGACTGCCCAAAATTGGAGTAAATGTCGCGTTGGCCCCGGTGCGTCCGTCTCCATGTACCGCCACGATAAGCACGTTGTTTGCGTCGATATAGTTTACCCCGGATGACAAAATCTTAACTTTAGTCACCTGTCCTGCGTCTTGAGCCGCCGCGAGTGAAGCTGGTTCGTAAATATCAATCCGGCTCCCTGCGGATTTGATTGCATTGTTATCCGATGGGTCCATGTAAAAGAGTTCCTGAGCACGTCCAGAAATACTGTCTGCGGCGACTGCTGGTGGTGTGGCGTATCCGGAACCGGTCGTGATAAGCTCAACACTCTTGATTTTCCCGTAGAATCGCTGCGACTGTGGTGTTATTTCCGTGACTGTTCCGACAGGGATAACTGACAGGGTATTGGCCGCGAGAACCGGTGTGTTTCCGTAGACAGACAACCACGTGTTATTTGCGATACTCCGAACGACACGTTCTGTGCCGTCCGCAAACCGGACGTGGGCATTTGCCCGCAAGGTTGAAAACGATGTTCCGTTACCAACAACGTTTGCCGTTCCGTCACAAATAACCGTGCCGGCCAACGTCACTCCATTTCCTTCTTGTTTGAAAATGGTTCCAACTTGCAGTAAATTAAATCCAGTAAAGTCCTTCAGATAGAGCAGATTGTTAATGTTTCCAACGGAACTATCGGACACGCATGCATTGGCTTTGATGCTGGATGTCGTGCTGTTGGTTGTAACGTCAAACGTGTTGGCGATGGCATACGCTTGTGCGTTGTTGGAGAAATAGTGCGCGCACGTCATGGCTAGCATCGCCGCGGCATTTACCAGCGTTGCTTGCGTTTCGAGCGCGTCTGTAAACACCCACGGATGCATGAATGGCTTAACGTCAGTTGCGGCCAGAGCGATTTCAATCGCGCTGTCAATATTGGTGCTGTTCATTTGAACGACGCCAGTTTGCGCGCCATAATCTGCTGTATTGATGGTGACAGTAGCGGTCGCATTGACAAACGGGGTAATCAGCAGATTCAGTGCGATGGTGTTAAGGTCTTCCAATAGCAATAGCGTGCGGCCTGCACTTTGGTCTTCGCTAAGTAACTTGCTTCCGTCTTCCAGCAACAAATCGCCAGTATAGACTTCCGCAATTCGCCCAGTCGCCCCGGACCCTGTGGTGCTTGAAAAGAGCACGGATTGTCCTTGAATGTATCCGTCTCCGCCAGAAATGACGTTGACGCCATTGATTGCGGTATTACTGACAGCACTGACCTCGCCGTTTGCCCCGTATCCACCACCGCCGGCCGGCCCTTCGGAAAACGTCACTTCATCACCAACAGCATAATTGCTGCCTCCGGTGGTGACGTTTACCCCGGATATGACCGGGAGAATCAAGGTACGCACTTGGATTGCAGAATCCAAGTTACGCACTTCTTGTTGCGGGGAGAATGTTCCTAGAATTGAGCCATAGCGCAAATAAAGTTCATTGACGAGCACTTGGTTGGGAGCGACCCCCTTTGTATAGGTACTGACGCTTTCGACGAGTGCGGAACCGGTGTCTGTTTCAATACGCTGACCAACATAATATGTGGCTACATCTGAGTTGATGTGTCCATCGATGGGGGCTCCTACCTTGAGAGTGATAGGCGCACTCCATTCCCCGTCGCTTGCTCTGAGAATGTCTTCGCGGGGGAAATATACTTCTGCTTCTTGCTGAAACACCACGCGGAAAAACCACGTGATGCTGTCTACAGTTCCCTTTGACTGATAGAATTGACGCAAGCTGCGAATAAACATTCCCGGCGTGATATGTGTGTATTGCGGGAAATGTTTCGCGAACATTGACAGAAAATGTTCGGCAAATTCATCTAATGTCGTGTCTACGTCGCGATATTCCAGAAGTTTGCGAGATTCGTAGAGCGAACCCCCTTCAGCGATGGTGGTTTTTATGGTGACGTTTGCGCCGTATTCCGGGGTGATTTCTGTATTTGCGGTAACGCGTTTCTGCTCAAGAAAACGCAGATACGCTTGAATGAAGGCGATGAACATCGGATAGTCGGCTTCAACGAAGTCGGGAACCGCCGTCTGGATGATGTTGTAAAAGCTTTCGCCTTCGGTATATGGCCGCATTTATAACTCTACTCCGTCGTAACGACGAATAACTTCCCGCGCCCACGCTAACAAGTCCACTGCGGACTGTCCTTTTCCGTGGTTAGATGCGCGGAGTTCCAAGTTGTCTAAACGGTTGTCGTCTCGTATCCCGTTCTTATGATGTACCGTTTCGTCGGGGAACAACTTTCTCCCCAAATGTCGTTCCATAATGACGACGTGCTCGGGTTTGTATTGTCGCTTTCCAACAAGCAACCGAATGTATCCGTCGGTGTCTAGTTTGCGTCCACCACGAAAGTTTGGTGCTTCTGCCCCGCACTTTCCAGTGTTCAGCTTCGCCGCGACTTCCCTACGATAACAACCACAACTAGATGTCGCACCGGACTTCAAACTACATAAGTAGGTCGTTATCGTCCCACCACACTCACACTCGCATACTCGCTTGATGCGCCGACCAACTTTCACCTCTCCCACAACCGTTAGCTTACCAAACCTTTGTCCTACCGTGTTTTGTCGCTTCATACTACATACTTAGTATTCCGCTGTTTTCAAAGTTTGTATTACGGTAGAATGCTCGTAAAGAACGCCGTTTGGTCAGCAAGCGTTGCGGTTGCATCGTTCAATAGCTGCACATTGATGTCTACCGCATCTAATGTGAACAACTGATTCAAACGCGGAACAAAGTCGTTCACCGCCGGGGTAATGCGTATCCGAGTGAATATTTCATCACCTTCAATTGCTTCTGGTTGGAAGTTTGTGAGGATGAGTAGCCCTGTATCCAGATTAAGGGTTCCAATGTTACTCTTTACCGTAAACACCGTATTGCCGCTGCGCCGGCTCACGTGAACCGCACCCGATTCTTCCACGAAAAAGCAATTGGCGTATGTTGTACCAGAATCGTCCTTGTAGTCAAAACGATAGGACGTATTTTCCAAAATCACCGACCCGCCGTTTTGTCGCACAGGTGCATTAAACTTCAACACGAATTGGTTAGATGCACCAAGCACCGGATAAATGCGTTTCTCCAAATCTAGTCGCGTCATGCTGGACACGATAGCGTCGTCCGTGCGGTCGATGGCCCGAACCAGTTTAGAGAACCGAAACGCGGTATCAAATTTTTCAACGGACGATTGTGCGAATTCCGAAACACTATTCTTAATCGCGGTTTCAAGCTGCAATGACGTTCGTGTAGTGTCACGCGTATCGTAACGTACCGAAGTGGAGACAACGATGTAGATGTAGTCTGGGTCGATGACTTCTGGAATGACACCAACAATGCTTCGCGGACGGATAACGTTTGTCTCAATAGCTTTGCGAGTAATATCGGTAAACCGCAGTCCGATTTTGGGTTTCAGTGCAATAAACACGCGTCCGTAAATCGGGCGTTCCTGCGGGTCGTTGGGGTTGCCCTGTTCTCCACCGAAGACGTTAATTGCAGCGATTTGTGAGCCATATTCCGCAAGGATTGCAGCTTTATAGTCTTCCGTCGTAACGCAGCGGTTTTGTGCTTGGTATGTCAGCGGAGCGAGAAAGCGTGCGTTGTCTAGCGATTCAAAATCACTGCCACCCGTGCTTGCAGTGTTCGCATCTACGGTTGTAGTTCCAGAAAGGAAACTATCGACGTTAGCACTCGCGACAGTGAACGGGCCACGCAGGTTATTGGCTGCTTCGCCTCTACTGACGAGATAATCAGCAATGATGATATTGCCATTTTCTAATGCCTTTCCAACTACCCCATTCCCAAACTTGAGTTCAGGGAACCCGTTGTAGGATTCCTGCACGAAGAAGACTGGGTCGGTGTTCGCAATGGTAAGATAGTTTGTGGCTTTGCTATAGTTGGTGGCGCTGTTGCTGCCCGCTGATGCTTGAACCCGCACAGAAATTGTGGTGTAGTCAATATTCGCGTTTGGAATGACGAATTTTTGTAATGGATTTGACAAATCAACGGTAAACCGATATGTTAGTGGCTTCCCTTCAACAATTTCTACGTTCGCTGCTTCGTAGAGGTTTGTGGTAAGATTGCGGGTCAGCGTAATGTCCGATAGCGTATAAAACGTGAACGCTCCGTTTGCAGATAACGAGAACTGCGTAAGTTTCGGAAGAGTCGTTGTAGCGGGTTGAGTGTTTGCCAATGATACGGCCACGTTCGTTACAAGACGCGCACTCTGCGTACCTTTGATGTCATATCCAAGCATTCGCGTATGTGATGCAACAGACGAACGAAGCTGCGCCGTATCAAGGAACGATTCGTTGACAGCAGCCGTGAGATAATAATTGTTGTAGAACGTCACATAGGCCAACACTCGCGCAAGCAAACGCAGTCCGCTTCCCGCAAAGTCATAGTCCGCGAACGTCGGGTCCGCTTTCATGAATTCAACGAGATTCTGTAGAATCTGGTCGTAATCTGTTTCAACGATGCGAATTTGAGTGGGAACTGCCATATGTTATGGTCTATCGGATACGCGATAGAAAAAGAGTAAGTGTAATGGGTTCAAGCTGATTGACAAGTCGCAGTGTCAACAGTACCGTATATTTCTGCTCGTCATCTGATGGCGTGAGTTCAATTCGCTGCACGATGCACCGCGGCTCGTATCCACCAATCGTTGCAAGAATTTCGTCTCGCAACAGGGCAGTTGTCATGGGGTCTATCGGTTCAAACAATAGTTGATTGATACGTGAACCGAATTCTGGAAAAAACGGAACTTCCCCCATATGTGTGCGGAGAATGTTTTGAATAGACCGTTTGACCGCCTCTTCTCCGAAGACAGCAATCACGTCATTCGTAACTGGGTTCTTTCCAAAAGACAGAGAAATGTCTTTATATTGCCGATTACGAGTTGTGGTGACGTTAATTTCTGCCATATGCGACTATTTAGATGGGAGACAACCAACGGGAATCGTCTGGGTCGGATGGCTTCACGCCCCAGCCGGGCTGCGGATTGTCGGTCTTGCTTGCAATGATGATATCCACAGCGGTAAAGGTTCCCTTATAGTAAATGGCGTCAACCGCATGACCGTTATATTGGCGCTGCGCCCCGGATTTCTTCACATGCCCCCAATTCGGGTCTTTTTGGTGCAGTGCAATCGCTACGGACTCAGTAAATTTACCGAGGCTTTCTTCGTTTGGTGCTGGACGAATCTCGTTCCACATAGAAACTATCGTGCCGCTTTCATCTGGCACTTCTCCGGGCACTCCCGCTTCTGCGTCGTCTCCGCCGCTGTCCGCAATTTCGTCACCAATAGCTGTGGTCGGATTGAGTCTTTTTGCGCGTTCTCGTTCTGAAGTCAACAGTGCTTCGATTTCTTGCGTCGTTTGATTAGCGGCCCGTTCGGCTTCCGCCGCTTCTTCACCATGTAGAGGCTCTACAAGAAAGAGTCCTTCATGAAATTCGTCTGCTAAATCTTTAGTCAGCACTTGTCCGCGCAGAGAATTGGGGGAAAATGAAACGTGTATCCACGGCTGTTTATCTCCGACATTGGAAAAGTTTAGTACCAATTGGTCGAAAAGCAGGTTCTTTTGAATGTAGTCTGCCACCTGTAACAGAAGTTCCGGAGTTTGGTCCCGGATTTGTAGGTCAACTGCTTCGCCCAATTCATGTTGACTGATTCCAGAATTTAGTTTTCGAAAGCCTCCGACGACAACAATGTTCGGATAGGCATTCTTCAAGGGGTGGAGCACGTTAATACACAACATCGCCAAGCGATATACAATTTCGTCTTCAAGCAATCCAAGTTGCGCCACGATAATTTTGGACGGGTCTTCAGTTTGAAACCCTGCGTAAGTACCAGCGTCGTCTACTCGTTCGGCGCCGCGCCTAGATGCATCTACCGGAAGTTCCGTATCCGATAAACGAGTGCGTTCTACGTCACTGTCGCGCATCACATTCTCTCCAAACTATTGACCAGTTCTTTTAATGTGTAGGACGTTCCGCCGAGCGTGACATCCTCCGGCCAGTTGAATTTTCCTTTGTAGTCCTTTTCGAAGTCCAAATACACTATAGCTGGCTTTGTCGCCGGTTCGGTAATATTGGTAACTACCTCGCGCAACCGCCCACCAACAAGCCGCGGTTCGCCAGTAGTATCCCCCAAAGACTTCTGTAGTTCGATGTGTCCTGCATACATTTCATAGTCCTGTGTTTCTTCGGGTGTATCGAACATGCGACCACGATATGCAATCGCTGCCGGGGTTTTCTGCACGTAGAGCCGCGCATTAGACAATGGTGTTTCTGACGGCAATGTAACACCAGGCAGTGTCAAATTTGCAGCAGTTCCCCCGGAAGCACTCCCGATAAGTGAAATAGGAACCTTGCTTGCCGCGGCCGCTGACGTTGCGATGGCGCTCGCCGCAGCACCCGGGAAGTCCAAATTGATAGCTTTCAAGTCCAAACGTGGAACAAGACCACCGAAGGCAGCGACGGGGATGCCCGGAAGTTTGACATAGCGCAAATCGAGAAGTTTCCCGTCTGCTTTGAATTTTGTCTTCGCCCGAAGATTGATGTTGGATGCGTAGACGTTAAAGTTTTTCTTCGCGTTGATATTTACGTCGCCGTCAGACTGAATGTCAACGTTCCCTTTGACGTAGAATGTGCATTTGCCATCTACAGCAATGTGGTAATTACCATTGACTTTCACGAATTTGTCGGACATCGTGATGTCGTAGCCGTCTTTCATGTTTTTGTAGACGACTGTGCCATTCGGGTGCATTTCGACAAACGAGCCGGAACGATGGAAGATATGAACGCGCTCCGCGCCCGGAGTATCGTCCAGTTCGAAGAGGTGTCCTGCTTCCGTCTGCTGTGCTTTGTTATAGGGATACTGTGCGGCGTAAGGAGTCGGTGGTTCACTCCACGTGCTCTGATTCTTGCGGTCCTTGAAGATGCTGTTGACGGTGGCATTCAAATTCGGCAGCGCCATTGCGGCCGCTTGGTTCAACACGCGACTCCAAATGCTCGGTTTCCCTGCTCCAATCTGGACGCCGCGAACCGCAAAGCGAATTTTGTCCTTTACGATGGAATCCGCAACACCTTGGGCCACGCGGGCAAATGTTGGTTTGTCTATTTCGTCCTTGCGTGGATATGCCGTCGGTGCCGTGTCTTCCTGTATCAGCACACCTGCAAGTGATTTGCCACTAAAGATAGACGCTGCGCTTTTTGAAAGCTGCTGAATTTGCTGCTTCCGTTGTTCCACTTGTGCTTTGAAAGACGCAGGAAGCGGTTGACCCGGTTTAAGTGACGAGAATACGAAGAAACTCCCAACATCTAACGACCCGACGTTTACGGATAACAGTGGATTCGGAGGTACGTAAACGCCTTGCGTCATTGCTCGTTGTGTTGCGTCGTATTGCCGTAACACTGTAGCTAACGACGTAGACAGCGTTTGCATTGTCTTCTTGAAGTCCAATGCCGCACCCAGACTGCTCCGAAGTGCTCCGGTCACTGCTCCACCAAACTTGAACGCAGACGGATTGATGACCTGACGACCTAGTGGTCGCTTTGGGGCCAGCAGCAATTCTGCTGGTGAGCGTAAATCTTTGAATCCGAAGTTGTCTGACATTTAATACTGTCTGTTATTAAATACACTATCCCGCTATTCTTGCGGGATTACTAATAGCAGAAACCCTGCCCAACCGAACAATGAAGCGACCGTAGACGGTTGTATTGTGGAAAAGAAATCTAACACCATTCTACTCGTTGCAATGTTACCTTTGTGGAATACCGGGAAGAACGCCGAAAAGTATTGGTTGTTGTCCGAGTTTGCCGTCTAAGAAGAACCCCAAGACCCAATCTCCTGCCCTATAATTAGGCACATTCGTGCTTTGAGTGATGGGGAGTAATGGATACGCCCACGGAAGTTTTGCAGTCGGAAGCTTGGTCCTGTCCGGTTCGTGCCAACCAATAATGCGGACTTTGGCCCGACCAACACGAAGCATATCATTATTCACGTCTTCGATAACACCAAGAAACCATATAAAACCATCTTTTCCAATTTCAAACGACAATGGTTGTTGCATCATAATCTATTCACCTCCTGCAATAAGTGGAGCACCCAAGGAATCGCGGACGACCCGAAGATTCATGCGATATTCCAATGCGTCTCCGCCTGTTGATGTAAAAATATGATTGATAGACGCGACCAGATGTTTCCCGCTGTAGTAGGGGGTTGGTCGCGACTCAACGGGCATGTTGATGTTTGAATCGCTTTTCTGTAGTAGTCGCGTGGTTGGATAGTTTACGAGCACAACGCTCCCTGCACGCAAATCTGGTTGCCCCGGCAAATCAATGAGCGTTTGTAGATGACGGATTTCTCGAAGTTGCCGATTTCGCAACACTACCGACTCATGAAGTCGCTGTTCCGGCAACTCTCCATTTGATTTAATATATGCAGATTTTGACGACCAGACATTTGATGGAATGATAAAGAGTCTGACATCTTTAGACACGGTCAAATCGTAGTTGTTTGGGTAAACCGGGAATTTATCAAGATGCGTGGTCTCCTTGAAGGATTCTGTGTAACGGGAATCTTTGAACTGCGCAGGTTCGATTTTTCGTGCCAGAAAATCAAAATGCCATACTTGGCTGCGAAGCATTCCCGACGCAATATCCTCAAGCACGTCAAACGAACGGTCTTGATGAACGCGAACAATGGCATTCATCGCAATGGTGTCTGCGACTGTGGGCGCAGTTGTCATTGCGCCCGGGTCCACATTGAATGTCTTCAGCGACGTTTCAGGAACGTCATGTCCTGCTTGAATGAGAGACTTGATGCTGGTGAAATGGAATCCGTCAAGTGTTTCGAAGAACAAGAAATTGCTTTCGTGGGGGGCTTCGATTGTTTGCGCCAATACTGAAAAGAAATTGATGGCTCGAAGGGGCGTGTAGTTGGGAATAACCACATCAACGGTGCCGAACGTATTTTGTCCAGTTTTGATTCGGTCTTTGGTAACTCCTAAATCCTTCGTCAGAATTTGTTCAACCGCATCCCGGCAGGTCATGTTTTGAAACGACCGAGAGATGAGTGTTGAGATGCTGTTGACGAATTCGTGAGTAGCAAGTTCAAGTGTATAGCGTCGGTAATCATGTCGTGGATATGTCTGGTTATGAAGCTTGATAACGCGGAAGGCGCGCGCAAATTGTTTCGTTGAATTGCCGTAATCCACTTCAAAAACAATTCCAATGGTTTCCACGCCAACAATCGGTATATATTCTACAAGTCCGACATTTTCAAGGAGCACAAGGCTTCCTGACATTGTGTTGTCAAAGATGCTTTCGTAGAGATTGATTTGCTGAATGTATGGTGTGAGGTCGAAACCAAAGTTTCTCAGAATGTGGGCGTCCCGTTCGTTTTGCGCTCGGAGATGAAGTCCCGGCGACAAGAGCGCACATTTGAGAATTCGAACTTGACGGGGGTACGTAAGTTGTGCCATTACGACAAAAGAGACTGAAGTTGGGATTGGAGTTGCCCGACGAACGTTGCAGGAATCACTTTAATGCGCCGTTTGCGTTCGTTAAGGTCGTATTCTTTATCAAAACTCGTAATAGATGTTCCGCGCTTGGCCGCCGGAAGTGCTGCCCACGAGGTTCCGTCAATTTCGTATCCATCAACCGTACGGTAAATCGTTTGCGACTGTGCCGCTGCGATGGAACCATATTTCTCTATGATATAGCTGTTGAATTCTTTCGTTGTTAGCGGCCAATCAAACAGCGACATGATATCGTTTAAAAGAAGGATTATCCAGGTATACTCTGAGCTACCATAAAGTTTGACTGATACGCTGTCTGGACGTTCGCCGTCCTGCACGATATAGTCGTAAATGACAGATACATGTGACTTCACCCGTTCTGCCAGCATGACACGAACCGTCAGGTTCGTTAAGTTCAAGGAGAACTCAGAATCACCGTCCTTGAACGTATATAACATCTGTGGGAAGTGTTTGAAGAAGTTCATTAGCGGTCGTTACCTGAAATATCAAGTTCTCTTCCATACGACACGGAGGTCCGTGGGTCTTCACGCGAGTCTTTTGTGAAGTTCTTTCGGTCAATTTCTTTTGAATCGCGACCAAGTAGACGAACTTCTTGGAGCGACAAACTAAGTTCTGTGACAACGGGATAATATTCACCATTGTCTTTGACGAACGCTACGTTATCACCCGCAGAATGATTTACCTGAACATTCGTCAATACCGAGCGACCAATTTTGTTGATATGTCCGAGTTCTTGTCCCTGTCCATCAAGGAACTGAATTTCAAATTCATACGGGTACCCAATGAGGAACGCGCCTACCTTTGCTTGCGTCATGGCTTCAGAGGTATGATATGACGGCAACATATAAAATTGAAAGAGATGCACGATGTTGTCAATTGCAACCGCTTCAATCTTCGACCGAGGTATGAGCGTGAACGACAATTCATGCGTTCGATACTCAACACTATCAAAAAAGATATCCGTTTTTGGGTTCGTTTTTTGACCCGTCACGATATCCAGCGCGTGCTCCGGCAGACCCGCTTTCTGCGAAAGGAAACTCTGAATTGCTTCTTTTGCCTGCTGAAGCATTGCCTGTCCGAATGTTTCTCCGTCTGCGAGAGTCTTAACTTTCTCCACAACGTTCAAGAATTCGCTCGCCCCGGTACTCAAACGTTCCTGCACAGAGTTGGGCTTGGCGCTGAGAAGATTTTTGCCGGTTTGAGCCAGTAATTCTACAGCAGCACCCCAAAACGGTCCCAAATCGTTACTATCGTATTTTGCCTCAATGGAAGTCTTCAGGGCGGTGGGTGACAGGTAGAGCCCGACGCTGGCCAGCGTCCGGTCTGCCCGTCCCGGCCCCTCTGTTACGAGCCCGTTGCGAATGATATGCCGCCCACTTTTAACATCAAACTTAATCCATTTGTCAAATGGGGGGAACGTCAGATTCTCCGGATAACGGAAATACGGGAGTGTTTGCCACGCCGCAGTTGGAAATGGAATGTGTACCATGAGTGCTCTAAATAAAACTGGTTCGAGGTCTATTTAGAGCATGGCATATCAGGGACGTTTCAAACCTCAGCATCCGGAAAAGTATGTCGGTGACGCGACGAATATTATTTACCGGTCTGGATGGGAACGGCGATTCATGGTTTACTGCGACACCACACCGGGAGTGCTTCGCTGGGCGTCTGAGGAATTGATTATTCCCTATGTTTCTCCACTAGACGGACGCATTCACCGGTATTTTCCGGATTTCTATTTGGAAGTGCAGTCGTCAACAGGGAAGCGAGCCTTTTTGATTGAAGTAAAACCCAAAAAGCAGTCCGTAATGCCCGTCCCACGCAAAAAGACGCGGAAGTATTTGAACGAAGTCGCAACTGTTGCCGTAAACCAAGCCAAATGGCAAGCTGCTGAGGAATATTGCCGGCCGCGTGGATGGACTTTTATGGTCTTGACGGAACGACATTTAGGAATCAAGAAGTCTTAGCCCAACGGCGCAACGCCGCTTGCCGCATCCTTTCTTTCGTCTCGGGTGAGTGTGTTCTTCCGCGATGTGCCGCCGCGATTTTCTCTTGGTGCTCGGCGGTACGTTTGGGTTTGCGAACCCCCTTCAACGAGTGTAGAAGCGTTTTACGTTGTTCGGGGTCTTGCCATCGCCGGGATGCCGCTTCACTCATCCGCCGTCGGGTGATTTCGTCTCGCTTCACTCCACGATTGGACACGCGAATTTTCTGCCGGTGCTCGTCTGTGTGTTTCTTCCCCAACAACGCTTCCCGGCAGACTCTCGCCGTCCCCTCAGCAAAGTAGCCAGCATTCCAGAATTTGGTATTCTCCCATGCACGGAATTCCTTGATGAGTGCAGTTTCGGCATCGGCGGCCTCGGCATACGTGGGGTGTGTGGACACCACCCATACATGAAATTCGCTTCTGGGTCGTTCTCTAAATATTTGTCGGAATTCTGCCTGAGACGTAAAGTAGTGAATACCAATATCATCTTCGGGTGGTTGGGTGGATTTACGGGAGCCAATGTAATGCTGCGCCTCTCCGGTGGGACGCATCCATGTGACCCAATAAACATAAGCGTGTGTTTCCATACGTCTATTTAGTTTCGGAACTACTTCTACATGCCTGCTGTTCGTATATTCGATGAATTGCGCCAGAAAGTTACCAAAAGTAAAGGTCTTCTGCCCGCAGAACAAAGGGCACTTTTCTGGTTTAAGGACTATGCGACGGATTTGACCCGCTGGCAGAATCGTTTTCGTGGCGCAAATTCGTTTAACAAACTTAACGTCAACTATGATTTCACGAAGCAGGTCGTTGGTGCGAATCGCGCAGAGCCGGGATTTCTGTATTTCTACCATTACGACCCGAAGCTGAAATTAACTCTTCCCTATTACGACCGATTCCCATTCACACTCGTGATTCACAAATATGAAGATGGTTTTTTGGGTCTGAACTTTCACTATCTGGACTACAATCTTCGCGCACGTTTCTTCGATGCGCTTTATCCGCTCCGCGAAGGTCGCGCTTCGCGACCAACGGTGCGGGACATTCGCATGCGTCTCCGCGTGACGTATGGTATCCTCAAGGTCACTTCTAAATACAAAGCGTACCGTCCTTGCATCAAACGTTATCTGACGAAGCATATTCAATCGCCGCTTCTGAAGGTCGGCGCGAGAGAATGGGACATCGCGCTCTTTTTGCCTGTTGAGTCGTTCGCAAAGGAAACGAAGACTTACGTTTGGCAAGAATCTGCCAAGAAGATTCGCTAATGCACAATCTTAATCAGTTTTTACGCGAGTTCCGTTACGGTTTTCAGCAATCCAATCGGTTTACGTGCCATATCTACGCACCGCCAACGTTGCTTGATGCCATCTTGACGGATAACAAATTGATTCAAGTTGTGGATGTGTTCTTTCCGAACATCGGCCGTCGTATTGATGGAACGTTTTCTTCGACGCAGGTTGCCGATTGGTTGCGCCGTGGTTTGCTCGTTTCGTCTACCCGTCTTCCGGACAGAAGTTTTGAACAAACGAACCTGAACATCTACGGTATTACAGAACGGTTTCCAACGCACTCGGAGTTTACGTCACTGGACGTAAATTTGTTGATGCCGCTTGTCTCCAACGACAATGCGGTTCCGCGGTTCTTCTACTATTGGCAGAATTTCATTCAAAATAATTATGCAGGTCCAGAATCCGGGTTGGATTTCCGCTTCCCGTCTGAATATTACGCGACTGTCTATCTGACGCAATGGGATAGAGAAAAACATGCAACCGTATCCTATCGCTTTGACAAAGCGTACCCGGCAAAGGTCGATACTGTGCAAGTAGATTGGAACAGCGAAAATGAAATGGTGCAGCTACCGGTGTCATTTACCTATTCATACTGGACGATGTTGCCTTTCGAAGCGCCTCCACTCATCTCCGTTGATATAAATATATAAACATGATAAAAGGAAGACCATCTACGCGCGCCATTGATTTAACGGGACAAACATTTTATAGATGGAACGTTTTACATCGCGTGGAAAGTATTAAAGGTCAAGCGGCATTTTTGTGTAAATGTGCGTGTGGTACAGAGAAAATTGTTAAAGGGTGGGTAATTCGGCGTGGAATTTCCAAAAGCTGTGGATGTGTTCTTTCGGATATTCTACGAGAACGTAATAAACAACTAGGATACAGAACAGCGGAACGCAATCGTCAAAATTGCGGCGAAAAAAGCCCGAATTGGAAAGGTGGACGCTTTGTTGATTCGTATGGTTACGTGCGTATCCGCGTTTCGCCAGGCAAATATCGTTTAGAGCATATTGTTGTGATGGAACGTCGTTTAGGACGGCCTTTATTGAAAGGTGAAACAGTTCATCACAAAAATGGTATCAGAAGCGATAACTCCGAAGGCAATCTTGAATTGTGGTCGTCTAACCACCCATCAGGACAACGTGTAAAAGATGTTTTGATGTGGTGTAAAGAATATATTAGAAAATATGAAGGTGTTATATGAGTCTCCCAAAAATTATTGCTCCGGAATATGAAGTAAAGCTATTCAGCGTCAAACAACCGGTCCGGTTTCGTCCCTATTTGGTGAAGGAAGAAAAGTTACTGCTGATGGCGCAGAACGGCAATGACCCGAAAGAAATTGAAAATGCCGTTCGTCAAATTGCTCGAAACTGCACGTTTGATAAAATCAATGCGGATACCCTACCGTCATTTGATTTGGAATATTTGTTTCTACAGCTTCGCGGGAAATCCGTTAACAACATCATTGAATTGCGATTGGTGTGTCAGAATCCCGTCGCGTCTACGACAGAACAAAAGACGTGTGGTGCGTTGATTCAAAAGGATATCGACATTGACGATATCAAGTTGACCGTGCCCGATGGACACACAGACCTGATTGCATTGTCCGATTCGATTACGGTGCAGATGAAGTATCCGACAGCGACCGTCGAGTCCGACCAATTGCTTGAATTGCTTCCGCACTGCATCAAACTTGTGATGCAGAAGGTGATTTCTGACGCAACCGCAGTGTATGAAGTTACGAACGTCGAAGAAGCCAAAGAGTTCGTGGACAATCTCACGGTCGCGCAAGTAGACAAACTGCGCGTATTCTTCGACACGATGCCACACATGGAGTATACTTTCACATTTCAGTGCAACAAATGCGGATACGAAGAACCCATCACACTGAAAGGGTTGCAGGATTTTTTCGGCTAGGCCAGAGTCATGAGACTCTGGCGAACTTCATCACCATGAATTTCTACCTGTTCAAGCTGCACAATATGCCGCTGGACACGATAGAAAGCATGATGCCGTTCGAAAGGGAAGCCTACATCATTCTGTTACGTCAGTATCTTGAGTCTTTGAAGGAAAAGAATGCTAGATAGGGCATGAATAACAATTCAAAGAATCTTGCTGGCCGGCGTTTTTGGTCGGCCGGCCACTTAGACATCGACTATCGAGTAAGCTAATGCCATACAATCCACTTACGCATGACCCGAAAACAAGTCGCATGCTGTCGCCTATGGCGAAGATGGCGAAGACCGCACGTCTGGAAGCGGAAACGTTTGGTCAATCGCCCATTGAAGCAGAACTAACGCAGCTTGCGCTTGGTGTGGATGCGGATTCGTCTGGTGTGAAGTCGTATGTGGCCCCGCTAATTTCACTCGCGCGCGACCATAGCGGAACGCTGAGTGAATTGCAGAAAATGATACCGCTTATTCGCGAAACAAACGATACGGCGCAGAAAGAAAAGATTACGTTGTCTGACGCCGAACGCAGTCGTATCCGCATCATTTGTGACCAACTAATCGCGGTGATTTCGCGCAGAACGAGTCTGCTGCGGAAGTTTACGACGACATTCAAAAATGTCGCACGCGAAAAGGTCGCCACGGCGCGGGAGAAGGTGGCCGAGACGCTACAACAGAATGATGCAGGATTGTTCCGACTTGCTGGTCGTCTTCTGGCACGTCGAGCAAATCGGGAACAACCGCAGGGCATTGAACGAGACTTGTTGAATACTCGGGCAAATATGCTAGGCACAGCAGTGGAACGTTTTGGTGCTGGCCGGGAATCAATTGAAGATGATTATGCGCCACGTGGTAAACGCAGTCAAGCGTTTGAACAGTTCGGAGATGGCGGCACATCTTCAGAAATTCTGTCCGTGCTACAGGACATCCGGTCTGTTCTCCAATCTGGTAATCGGCAGGACGCAGAACAGTTTAATCGTGCTCAGGAGGCCGCGGAACGTGCGTCGGACGACCAGAAATCAGGAAACTTCAGTCCAATTATCCTCAGCCAAAAAACAGGGAAAGACCGTAAAGTAGGAGAAACACAAACTGGTGGTGGCCTATTTTCGTCTCTGGGCGAAATAGGACAACTGCTCATGGGCGCCGGCGGTCTCGCAAGTATTGTGCGGACGGTTATTCCTGCACTGAAAGGATTAGGGGCCGGCGCGGCCGTGATTGCAACTGCGTGGGCGGCATGGAACGTTGGACGATGGATTGACGAGATGACCGGAGCATCTAATGTGGTTCAACGTGTTGCTGAAATTATCCGGAGCAAATTTACTGGTGAGCGCACACCGGAAGAGGAAATGAGCGACTATAAACATGAGCAAATTTCTCGCGCAAATACCATGGGAGCTAACATTGCGTGGGACGACCCTAAAGCAATGGAAAAAGCCGCTAATTTCTTCACAGAACGTGAAAAGATAAGACGAGAAGAACTTCGCTTGCGAGCACATCCCGAAGAAGTCGCGACTTCGATTAAGGTTGACCCGCAGTCATTTTTCAACCCGACATTTCCAAATGAGCCGGCGCCGGCATCTACGGAGGCGTTAACAGGACGCCATTTGTCGACAAATGTTATGTCATTGCCGAATGTGCAATCTAATATCCCGCGGCCGCCCGCAGAAATTCCGGCGACTTCCCCTAAGCGTGCAACACCACAATCCTTTGATTACGACACTTACGCGAAGACTATCGGACAGCGCGAGTCGCGTGGAAACTACCGTGCAGAAAACACGCTAGGATTTATCGGCAAATACCAGTTCGGCGCAGCGGCACTGGAAGACGCAGGACTACTCAACCCCGGGTCGAGCAAGAAAGGGACGAACAAACAAATTATCAACAACCCGGCAAACTGGACGTTGAAGGGTGGGAAAGAAGCATTCCTCAGCAATCCTCAGCTTCAGGAACGTGTGATGCGTGACTTGACGAATCGGAATCTACGAACGCTCCGTCGTCTGAAAGTTGTCACAGCGGAATCCAGCAGTTCGGATATCGCGGGATATCTCGGTGCTGCACACTTGATTGGTGCCGGTGGAGTCGCGAAGAAAGGACTTGCGGGCGGGGATGCGTATGGAACGAAAGCGTCAGAGTATTTCGCACTCATGAGCACTGCGCAGATTACGGCAAATCGCAACGCAGCAACACTTGCGGACGCATCGCGCGCATCGTCATCCACACCGGTCAATGTCACTGTTGCAGCACCACAGACGACTATCGCGCAAAACTCGTCTACTCCGATGTTGATTCCTGTTCCAATCCAGACTGAAAATCGCGACCGTTCGGTCGATAACATTCGCGCAGTAAACGTTATTTAACGCTCAGCTTGCAATCGGTTTCGTTTGGAGTATGATAGCTCCACGCAACGCACGCTTGTTGTGTGGAGGCCAACTGCATGCAGACAGCAGACAAGCGGTTCAACGTGGAGAATCCGGAGAAGATTACCGGAAAGGGGAGTTACACGGTTGACGTGCGGGACATCAAGAACGACGAAATCAATTGTCGCGTTCTGGACGGCCCGTTCGGTGACCGAGACAATCCGACCGGAACTTCGGGTCGGCACCGAGACGACGATTCGTCATTGAATCGTTAAGACCACACAAAAAAGCGGCTAGGAGTGTTTTACTTCCTAGCCGCTTCATGAAACGTCTTGAGTGTTTACTGGCTCCATGCTGTGCTGCACCGAATCGCGATTCCCATCGGTTCAAGAATTCCAGCGCGCCTGAACGCGCCCGATATCGGGCATCAGATACATTTTACATCATTCCTTCGCGCACGACGCGCCAAAGCGTAAAGAACACTAGTCCGATACACACAAACGTCGGAATTGCGTCCAGCATCTACTTCTGACCAAGCTGCTCGTCGTGAATGTCGCGGTCGTCATCGAACCGACTCACGCGGTCAGAAAACGACTCGTAATCGTGGTACTCTTCCCACGTATCGATTCCGGAATCCGCAAGACGCTGAAGACGCTCCGTGCGATTTCTCGCACGTCGCCGACGCGACATGTCACGCTGAAGATGACCGATACGGACGTGGTTTCTCATGATTCTTTTACCTCAGATAGTTTGCGCCGTGCGTGGTGACTGCGGACATTCCAAAGTCCGCAGCATAGATGCTGCCGCGGGGGTGCTTTGCAGGAGCCTTCCAGCCCGCTGCCTTGAGGATAGCTCCATCCGACTTGCGAACGAAGCAGTGAACCATCCGCTGTCCGGCCCGACCGGACAGATGGTCGTGTCTGTCGTCCAGCACAATCCGAACATTCTTCCAACCCGGCTCCGCGTAGACTTGCGGCGGAGTCAGGTTCGGGTACCCACCACACAATCCTATACGATAGGACCGTTCGGCATATTCACGATTGATACGCTCACGCAACGCTTCGACGAAATTGCCGAGCGCAACGTCGAAGTTCTTTGACCCGGTCGGTCCCGTCGGTCGAATCGTCTTGAACGTCTTCGCCATCATGAAACCATTCTAACAGAAACTACCAAGAATGTCAAGCGAAAAATACAGGGACGTAACTTATTGATAAATAAGGGATTTACAGCGACAATTTGGCAATATCCGCGATATGCTTCAGCATTCCGGGGAAATCCTCTGGTCGTTCGCTACACGTCGCAATTTTATGGACATTCCGCAGCATTTGCATCAACGTTTCGCAATTCTCCATTGCCGAACGCCGGGCCTGCTCCATGTCGCGAATAGAAGCGACGGCATCACCCACGCGAACATTTTCATTGTTCGGCATGAAACGCTGCAATTCTGCTAACACTTTGTCGTCAGACATTGTTACTCCCGTTCACGTTCGGCGCACGCCTGAAACATCCGCGCCAGATAATCGCGGTCCTGCTGAATCAGGTACTTATCGTGGCGATACGCTGCGAGTCCGTTCAGGACTTCATCTGCCAACGCTTCGTAATCTGGCCGCGGGGTGCCGGGTGCAGTCGTTCCGATTTCCGCGCAGCGTTCCTTCATCTGTTCCACGAAGAGCCAGCGATACGCGTTCTGCTCTGCCGTGAATTCCGAAGTGTTCGCAAACTCCATCACACGGCGCCGGCCGCGATAACCGTACCAGTTCCCCCACTGATTTTCACGAACTTTATGGGTCGTCATTGCTACAGCCTCGTATAGAATCCACTGACGCGTTCGAACAGTTCCACAAGGGAATCCCAATAGATGTCCGTGAAATCGGACTTCTTCTTGCACGCACCCGCCCGCGCAAAGAACGTTTCCACGTGGTATGTGTCTGATGGGTCCAACGTGATTATCCATACGTTCGACCCGTCGGTTCCGTTTCGCGGCAGCCGGAACGTCAAGCTGTTGGAAGTGCCGACGATATTGCGTGCGCCCGTCATGAGAAGAAATCGACGGCCACCAAGCTGCTGTAGAATCGTCTTCGCAACGGTCAAGTCTGTCATGGTTTCGTTCGTCATGTATCTATAGTCTCATACCTCTTGCCATATGTCAAGCGAAAAGTGGCAACTTCGTGAAAATATTTGAAGTCCCATAAGTGCTTTATTTTCAAGGATTTACGGGATTTCGCTAAACTATTGATTCTAAAGGACTTAGCGGGATGCGGAGATTAAGATGTGTAAACTCCGCAGACAATGCGGGGAAAATCGCTCACCAAACGCGTTTGGTGACGTTTTGGCGCGACTTTGGATACGTCTGAATGTCCTGTAGACTGACCCACCGGGACACCACCAAAACGAAACCGCTGAACTTTAGGGGAATTCCCCTAAAATCCAGCGGTTGACTGTCCATCACACGGCGGGACTTACAGTTTTGTTATTCGTCGTCACCAAGCACGTCAGCAAAGAATCCGCGAATTTCATCTTCGTCCGGGTCCGCCGCCACTTCCGGTTTTGGTTCCGGCTTCGGAGTCGCCTTCTTCGCCGCAGGCTTCTTCGGCTGCTTGGCGACTTCTTCCTTCTTCGCAGTCTCCACGACCTTTTCGATATCTTCGTCGGTCATGTCTGTCTGCAAAGCTGCTTCAGCAGTCTTCGGTGCATTGTTCGTGCCGTTGAGCACAGCATTCAAACGCGTTTCCAGTTCTTCGAATTTCTTGAATGCTGCGGGGGCAACGAATTCCGCAAGCTGATATTCCTTTTCCCAAACAGACTCAAGCTTGTCATCGTCGCCGTCGAACAGTGCAGACGGGTCGCTGAATGACGACTTGTCGTAATTCTGGAATCCTGCGACCTTCGCAGCCTTCAGCTTGAAGTCCGCGCCTTCCCATAAATCAAACGGATTTGCGGGCTGCTGGTCGGGGAACTGCGGTTCAATCAGTTCCATGATTTTGTCATGAATCTTCTTGCCATACTTGAACAAGAAAACTTTTCCAACGTTCTCAGGATGTGCCGGGTCTTCCAACACTAGAATGTTGGAAATGAAGGACAGCTTGCGCTTGCGGTCACGGGCGATGTTCCGCTTGTCTTCCGCGCCAGTGCTCCACAGCACATTGTTTTCCTTGCACGCCGGACACGGCAGATTCAACGTTGTGGGGCAGTTTTCGATATAGTAGGTTCCACTTGGACCCTGAAATCCGTGCGAGAAGAGACGCACCCACGGAAGTTCTTCACCCTTCGGGGCAGGAAGGAAACGAATCTTGGCGTAGCCGACGCCAGTTTTCTGGTCAACAGACAGCTTCCAGAAACGTTCGTCTGCCGAACCTTTCTGTGCTTCCTGCTTGACGGCTTGTGCGAGTTTGTCAAGTGCGGCTTTGCGGGCGGAACGGAGAGAAGAGAAGTTACTTGCCATTGTTAGCTCCAAACGTATCGTGTATTGAGTGTTGATGTATGTTGTGTCTCATACCAGCGAAGTGCTCAATAAGCATATTTAGGGTTCAAAAGAGTGCTGGTGCTTGCTCTGTTACGGGTTTTGGTGCGAGGTCCATCACGCCCAGCGTTCCCCAAAACTCCTTGGCAAGCTTATGTGTGGTGAGACGCCACAACTGCCGATGCATGGATAGTAGAATGTCTGCCTTTTTGAGCCGGTCAATCCATGGTTTCGGACCGAGTCCCAAATCATCTTGTTGGTCGAAATGCGCAGTCCAATGATAGTGATACTCCTGTTGCGGAATCAGTAGCAACAAACACGCAAGGTCCAAGGGAAGTTCGCCGGAAATGATTTCACCGACGCATGGTGGCATAATTGAGGACTCTCCGTAAAGCCATTCAATCGTGTCCGTTTCCTTGAGCCGTTTCGCGAGTTCATACAAATCATGTTGAAGTAACGTTGCACCGTTTTCGCCGCGAGAGGCAAACCGAATTGCGGCTTGTTGCGCGTCTGGTGTGACGAAATCAGAAATATGCGCTTTCGGATTGAAAAAGAACCCAGATGTAAACAGCGCATGGATTTGTGCGTCATTTAGCTTCGTTGAGAGACGATAGTAAAACTGCCGGTCGCGCTGTTCGATAAACGGGGTTGTCTTGATGTGACTGCCGTATTTACGGATGTCATATTTGCCGGGTCCGTAGTAAATCTTATAAGCGCGACAGTGCTTGAAAACTTGTTCGGGAGTCATGTGCCTTGATGACTTTGAAACGCTTGCGGGTGGGCTCGACTTCTGCGTTCGCTCGTTTTGCTTGCGGGAACAGTCTGTCGGTAATCGGCTTTCCTGTTCGCCAGTCAACAGGACGATTATACGCCAGCATGTTCCGCATTTCCCACACATCCTTGCGCGACCAGAACGATTCCAGAATTGCCACGCGTGGTTGGTCCAGACCACGCAAAGCGTCTGGATGGCTGATATACCTACAATTCGTTCGGCCGATTTGCTGCTGTCTGCGCCACTCTTCGGCTTCTTGAACAGTCGCAGCAAGAATGAGGATGCGGTCGTTTTCGTATGCCATTACAGCGGAAGTGCATTCATACGCGGAAGCAGATGTAGTCGTTGTCCTTCCTGCGACAATGCGGTTTTTATCTTGTCGTTAATGAACGGGGCAATCGCGTCCGGTTCAATACCGCGTTTTTCACAGAAGAGAAGTATCGCATCCAAATAGGAAAGATGTCTTGTCGCAACAAGGTGCTCGATATGCCCCGCGAAGGCTTCAGAATTATGAATTTTTAGACTCATTGTTGCCGTGGGTGTTGGCCTGACGAATCATAGCAACTCAAGGGAAATAACCCGGCCGGGGGCTGTAATACGTGACGATGCACTGACCATGTCCGGCCGGGGGAAGTAACGCGTTGCGGATGTATTCGCTCCCATCCACTAGAGCATTGGGTAAAACCACGTCTGCGTTACTACGCTCATTAGACGCCGCCGCGCGAAGCGACCCAATCGGTTGTTTGATGTTGTTCCGGGTAAGAATCCCATTCTCACAACGGAATCCCCGGCATCTGCGCAAGACTTGCGGGTTTCTTTGACAGGGAGAGCCCGCTTCCCCGACCGCTGCGCTTAGGCAGCGATTGCGAACTGATTTTCGTCAGTTACTTGTTTGCTCGTTTTAACGTCTGTTGCTGGACGGCAATCTCCATCAATCCCCATACACCCAATCGATACTGTGTCGGGCCCGTATTATTTGTGGTGGACCCGGGTGGTTCTGCCCCACCGTCTTGTTGTGTCGTGATTGACTTCAACGATTTGCAATAACACTCGCCTTGGAAGCTGTGTATGACAGTAATTATATCAAAAGAGTTTTCAAGATGCAAGCGAATAATAATAGTCGATGTCAGCGCGCAATTCGTTGAAGAATTCTGCCGGTTTGGCAACTTCGACTTGGAATCCTTCAGGAGAACAAATCGGCAAAACAATCTTCTTCACAACACGTCCCACGGCTTCGAAGACTGCCAGTGAATAGAACGTACCCTGAACGAAGTAAGACCGCACCCATTCGCGCTTCTTGATGCGCTTTGCATTCTTGATGTCTACGACGGCGAGTTCACCGTCCACGTCCGCCAGCAAATCGAGCCGGCCGGCGACTTTCAACATATGCGAACAGATATCCTGCTCTTGCGCATACACACACGTGACGTGGTGGCCGAGCCACGGCCGAAGGTTCATCCAGAGTTCCGCGACGTGTGGCAACACTGGTGGAAGTTCTTGATTGTCGAGATACAATTCCGCAAGCTTATGGAGCGTCGTGCCCTTTCGTGCGGCAAACTGTGCTTCCGCTTGTGCTTTCTGATGCCCGACTTTCTTCTTCCACGCTTCTAGTTGTGGCTTCGGTTTCGCCCCCAACACTCGTGTAATGGACGGATACGCAATTTCTGTGCCGAACACTTGATAGACCCGTCCCTCAGCCAAGTTGACTTGACGAAGCTTCGGGAATGTCAAGGAATCATCATGACGAAACATTTATTGGTCGTGGTAGATGGAAAACTGCGGAATATTCACAACGCGATAGTCTTTTCTATCACCCTGCGTCATGGTCTGTGTGCACCACGTATTGGATGAGTTCGGGTAAAACGGAGACTCGTTAGGATTGTAAGGGGCGCTGTTTGGTGTCACAACATAGGGAATCGTCGTAACTGCCTTGAGACGACAGCCACACGAATATTGATTGATGGGAACACCTTGCGCGGGGAGTTCTGCCCAAATCGGTGCGCCGCAATCCGGACAGTGCCCGACGATTTCTAACTTCTTATGTCTCTTTAGTGTCTTCTTCATACGTCAATAGTGCTATGGCGATGCTTGGATTTGATATTACGAAGCACGTCTTTGAAGGAATCTGGTACGTTCGGACCCCGCGTGGTGTATGTGGGAAGCGGGGCAGCAATTTCACGAACGATTGTCTGGGTCCTGCAATTCGGACAGGGTTCCTGCGTCGGTTTGTCCCTATCGTCAATCTTTACAACCAGTTCGCATGTAAAGTCACAAATGGTGCAGCGATAATCATACGTGGGCATGTTAATGAGTTCCGTATACCCGCGTTAGAGCACGTTCAAGTTGGCCCTTCGTGTCTCCTGTCGTGGGAGACATGATGCCGTTGGATTGTTCGTGTCGGAAAATCCACGTTTTTGTTTTTTGATAAACACCAGAATCATCCTGATACATCCAAACAATGACGTGACTCTTGCCGTATGCGGGGTTGGTATAAATGAATTCGTTGTAGAGTGACGTTTTCTTGAAACGGTTCGGAACGTCAAGATTTGTTGTGGTGCACTTGAATCCGAAACGTGTCAGAATTTTATGAAACGGATTCGTTTCAGGTGTCCGCGGTGCGTTTATCGCAGCTTCCACAATGCGGGTTTCACCAAGTTTGAGCGGCCATTCGTGAGATTTCCCGTTTGCGTCCACAAATCCATTAACGCGCCGAACGCCGGTCGTCAGGAACCGAATATTAAGTTCTTTCTCGGTCTTGTCGGCCGCAACACGCTTTGAATGTTGGATGAGATGCTTGTCGTAAACACGCTGCACATCATCTCGCGACGGTACATGTGTTTCAGCAATGAATTCTGCCGCAGGAAGTTTAACTTCCGTCATCGTGAACGCCGAGTTGGTCTTCTTTTTTGTCATGTAATTATTTAGACCGAAGTTCTAACAGCTTCTCAACACGTTCTTCCCGCTTGTAGAGGTTCACCGCCCAATCGTACCACGTTTCGCGGTCGGTGTAATCGTGAAGAAAGATGCGAGTATTCGGCCGTAGTTTCGTTGCGAGTGTTGCAAGAACCGCGCCGCGTGCGACTCCATCAACAAGCACCATCTCAACTTTGGTCCAATCGATGTCCGGGCCCTTGATGTAATTTTCAAGTCCAGCAGGACACTCTTCGTAGGGGTGGGCGAATGCGTAAAACTCTAACGGATACGCAGGCGGAATGTAGTGATATTGAATGCGCGGAAGATTGCGCGATGTTTTAAGAGCGTCCGTCACCTTATTGTACCATTCGGCATTATGCTCGATGGAGATAAGATATTGGACTGCTCCAAGATGGTCAGCGAACATGCATGTGGAACCGCCACTACCAAATTCCACAATCGTGGCATTCATTGAAAGAAGAGGCAGAGCACCAATAAGAGTGTCCTGCTCGTCTGGATGCATCATGACAGGAAGCATTAGTGGGTGTTCTCGGAATCCGGGCAATAAAGGTATTCGGTTTCGAGTTTTCGGGCTGGTCGGCCCATACTACTTTGGCGCGTCAGCAAGGTAAGAATGGTTCGAAGATATGTAGACATTTCTTCATACCATTTCTTTCGTGCTGGATTATAAACTGTCATTAAAGCGCGTTCCGCGCAGAGATTGGCCACCATCAATAGCTGGTCGGCAATATCATTTGGCTCCGTGCTCAATGATTGCACGTAATCGCGAATCGCTTCTAACTCTTCGTGCTCACTCTCAAAACCACCATCTTCAAACCGTGTTTGACGATATTCCATTGGGACCCCGTAAGTGGAAAGAGTGACGTGCTCTTACTACTTATTGAAGTCCCATTCGTCGTAATCTTCCAATGCATCAAAATCCTGATGTGTCACCGCGTGGCGCAACGTCTGGTCCCGGCGCTGCTGTGACGGCGGGTTGACAATTTTTGATGTATATGGGTCGTGTTGCTGTTTTCTGCGGGGATGCCCCGCTGCTTTTGCAGATTGCTTTTTGTGCGACATCCTAACCTCGAAGATATCGAAGGCTAAACGGCTGTTCTAGCAGACCAGGAAATGCCTCTTCAACAATCTTCTTCTGGCATCGAAACTTTTTGTCAAATGTCTTGTCTTTGACGGACAAAAGCAATTCAACCTCAACTTCATGCAGCAGTTCTAACATGTTTCGAAAACGAACTTCACGCGGCGTCTGTCTGAGTCCGTCATTTCCGCCCTTCAGGAACAGATAGACAAAACGCAATTCGCGTCCTAGATGCGAACCGGTGCGACCGAACGGATTCTTATCCTGCTTGAATGGTGGCGCTCCTTCGGGAAGCACCCATTCGACCTGTTCGTTAAAGGCAAGTTGTAAGAAATAGAACAGCGCCGGACAAGCATGCTTCCGGAGATGTTCAACTTTATCAACGTTTTTGATGAGTTTTCGATGTGCTTCGAAAATTTCACCCAGCGTCTTGCGCATTTGGATTTCCTTTACGTGCGAGTATGCCGCAAATTTCTTGAAGCGTCCGAACAACAGCAATCATTCGCTGTTCGCACTCTTCGTCCCATGTTCCTGTTTTTTTGTAAAAGTCAACCAAGATACGACACTCAGTTAACGTCTTTTCATTGTATCGGTTATATAGTTCTAACGGAGTTAAGATAGCTTCTGGTTTTGAATCCGGAGTTTCTGCTTCCCGTAGACGCGCCATGCGGGCATCCCGCGTTTCGAATTCAAGAATTCGCGCCATTAGTCACTTTCTTCATACTTATTCAATCACCAGTTTTTCAACCGGTTTCCCCTGCTTGATGACAATTTCTAGTAGTCGCTTCCACGCAGGAATCCGCAAATCCCACGCATAGAAATTCTGGTAATACATTGTCTGGACTCTGAGTGCTTCCTGCACCATGTCCGTATCATAGCGGTCCAGCGCCTGCACCATGTAGTTGAAGGTATGCTGCGCCATATTGTTTAGATTTTCGTCAAACTGCATCATCCATGCCCATTCCCCGCACGTTTCGGGCAGAGCACCGAAGTTTGACGTAATCGCCAGACAACCGGCCATCATTGCTTCCTGAACCGCCATACAGGACGTTTCTGGATAGATGGATGGATACACAAACACGTGCGCATCGAGCAATGCTTGCTGCACGACACTGTGAGGTTGTGTTCCGTGATAGACGACACACGGATTATTGCGAAGCTGGTCGTAAATTGGCTGAAACTGGGCGTCCTGCTCGTCTCGCCCGTAAATCTGGAAGGACGAATAGACATGCAGTTCCCAATCTTGCCGAACTTTTGCAAGATAGTCAGCGACAGCAGCCAGAACCACCAATCCGCGATGGGGTGTAGACGTGTAGATGAAACGCAGTTTGTTCTTTTCGTGCGTGAACTTACATGCAACGTCACACTGCTGCTCGTCATTGCCGCACGGAATATAGCGATTGGCTTTCGGAAGATTCGGCGTCAGCAATGGAACGCCATTCTTAATGACGATTCCCTGTCCGTATGGAATGCCGAGCACCTGCTGATATTGCTGTTGCTGCCAGTGCGACACGAAGACAATCGCGTTAAAGTTCGAACGATAGGACGGGTCGCGGAGACACTGGCTTGCGGGGTCTTGCGGAAGGTCATGCAACCACAGAATCCGCGGCTTGTCTTCCAGCACATGTAGCTGCGGACGGGAACAAATAATCTGAACTTTATCTACCAAATCCGGCAAGGATTTTTTCAGCCGGTCGTAAAGAAGTTCGGTTCCGCCACGAGCAATGCTATTCATTCTTCCTCACTTCATATCCGTATGAGTTCAAAAACTCAATACACCATGCAAGTTTGTCTTCAATCCGTTGACCCTTTGGTTGACGAGTCGTCCAAAGTTCAAGATTCTCTATACGATTGTCTTTCCTGTCTCCATTTTTGTGGTGCACATTTTCACCCGGAAGTAATCCACGTCCAATATGACGACACATTACTACGATATGTTCAAATGGAGCATTTGGAAATGTTGCGCCGGGGTAATCTACATTCTTTAGTCGAACATACCCGGATGAGCCGTTTCCGTGCTTCCATCGGGGATTGCGTTCGCCTTTTCGACTTCGACGCAGTTCATCATTCAGGCACCCGCAACTTTTTGTGTCTCCGGCTCGAAGATTTTGTCCCCGAATGACCTTTTCGTTACCACAGATGCAACGACAGAGAAAGTATGCAGCTTGAGATTTGTGCTCAGCGCGTTGAATTACCGTCAATCGCCCGAATTGTTGTCCCGTTAGGTCTTTATGTCTCACAATCCTATTTAGGGTTGTGAGTTGTTCGTGGTTAGTTAGCTTCCAAGCACTTCACGTGCGTAACTTCGGAGCATTGTGTGTGCGATTTCTTCAGTGTCGTAGGGGCCGTAATTGTCTGCCCAGGTCTCTGTCCAGAAATACCACCCGTTAGTATCTTTGTAAACCGGGCAGTGCTTCTGACAACTACAAGGAACCTCACGCGGGCTTGGAGTAGCCATTTTTGGCATTGAATCCAGAGATAGTGAAGTTTGGAGCGGCGGGGAGACGCGTGAGTTGACTGCCACATTTGCTACATTGCGCAGTCTCGGCAGTTCGCGAATTCGGGAAAGAAAGTTCGGTGGTTTCGTTGCAGTACTCACAGTGGAAATCCCATTTAGGCATTATGTTCGTTTGATATTGTTGGGGAAATGACGCTTCATGGGGTCGTCTGGTTCATCACCAGGCCGTAGCGGATATTCTCGCCACAGCCGCCGACACATCTTACATCCCTCAATCGGTCGCATGAAGTAGTTGCACCATGGATGATGTTCGGTGATGATTGTTAAGGGTGTTTCGTCGCGATAAGGACGTTTGGATGCCCCGGGTGGATTTGAACCACCATCTCCTGAGTCAGAGTCAGGCGTCCTGCCGTTGAACGACAAGGCAGCTTCATGCTCGGCGCAGAATTGCCAGTTCTAATTCGTTATACGCGCTGTTTTTTTCTGCTTGCGAAGCAGCGTCCCACTCTTCGCTAGTGCAGCAATTCAAACGGTGTTTCATACCAGACATGTTTACCAATGAAGAAAGGGGCACTTCTCTACTTTGTGCGTCAAATCATAGCAGTTGGTGCAACGTCCAGTGACGCGTGCCCAAACACCAAGAATGCTACTCATAACTGCGCAAGTCGCGCAAATGATAAGAACACCAAGAAGAACGTATTGAAGAATCATTGATTAAAAGTGGTAGAGGCCCTTGGTGCTGACCCAAGACCTTTCGCTCCAAAGGCGAACGTGCAGTGCCGCTACACCAGACCCCCACATTTTCAGTATGTATTCATGATAGCAGATTTAACTCTGCCGTTCAAGGATTATTTGGTCGTAGTGATGCTTTCGGTGGCAATTCGCACAGACAACTTCGCATTTTGTAATTTCTTCCCATACTGCCGCTTCGCCACGATATCGCATAAGAAAAGAAACTTCGGCAACCTTAAGGTTTGCGTCGGAATGGTGGAAATCTAAGCACCGAAAATCACGTTCTCCGCAGTGCGCACAACCTTTCTCTGTTTTATATTTCTGAACTTCTTCCCGCAGCCGTTGCGTTCGTTTGTCGTTATATTTGAAAAAACGAGTCGGGTTTTGCGCGTAATATTTACGTTTGCGCTCGTTGTCACATACGCGGCAGAATGATTGCAATCCGTCTTTGCGAACGGCGTTTTTGTTAAATTCGATTTCGTTTTTTTCTTGTTTACACTTCGAACAGATTTTCATAAGGAGTTATGGCGGGCCCAGCGGGATTCGAACCCGCGATTTTCGCATAGACAGTGCGACGGAGACGGCCAGACTCCCCTATGAGCCCTTTAACTCTTATTTATCGGTTTCGGGATGTAGACAGTCGAACCCCGGATGGCTCCCGCTGACGCAAAGCCGGCATAGCTTTGGATGCTCCAATCCAGCAATCAACATCGCGCCACAATTCGGGCAGTGATACATTCCGATTGCTCCGTTGTGTTCTTCGGGGCGTTCGCTGCACTTCGCAGCAAACAGTTCGTCAACGTCGTCATAACAGCGGCCGCAAATCTTATGCTGTTTGTTGCAGTTTCCGGGTCCGCAATAGGGACAACCAATTTCTACATCATCCATCATCGTTCTATCTTTTCACGTTCCGGTAGTTCCGTTTCGACAGTCACATAAACCATTTTCCCGCGATATCGCACAAACAATCGGTGGAGGTCGGAACCAGGTTTGGCAATCACAGTCGTTTCATTCCCAATGTTAACATAGCCCTCTTGTAATTCGTGGTCGGCACTGCTAACTATCCCACTGATGAATACGTATTCGCGCGCTTGCGCCAATAGCGGAGAAACAAGCGCCGCGCCGAGCACTAATCCAACAACGAATGAAATCGTTTTCTTCATAATATTGGCAGGAGTGGAAGGACTTGAACCCTCACCTGACGGATTTGGAGTCCGCAATGCTAGCCGTTAAACACCACACTCCTAATTTTGGCGTGTTCTTTTCGATGGCAATTCGCACAGAGCACGTCGCGCTCAGCAGTAGACACGTGCGCGAGTCCGTTCGTCCTTTACGTGTTTGCTACTTTGGTACCGGCGGAGAGAATTGAACTCCCAACTAACTGCGTGTAGGGCAGGTGCTCTACCAAATTGAGCTACGCCGGTACACTTTCCAAACAGAGTGTATTACGTGGTAGTCGCTGAAGGAATCGAACCTTTATCCTCTGCGCGTCGAGCAGACATTCTACCGTTGAACTAAGCGACCGGCTCCCATTCGTGCGCATGAATGTCGTAGTAACGCTCAACTTCACGGAACACGTCTTTCGCGTATTTCAGGTTGTCGAAGATAAGTGGGTCGCGATATGAAACGGGGAACGTGTCTCCAAACTTATCCCGCAAATGAAAATACAAACTATGGAACGCACACAGCGGAACCCAGTATTCCTTGCGGCGCCAGAACGTCTTGCATTGCACCTGAACTGCGTATTCCGCGTTTGCCCGATGAGCAAGTCTTAACATAATCATCTCTTTAAATTGCGCTAGCGCAAATTTGGTGGCACGGGTTAGAGTCGCACTAACGGGGCCCCGAAGGACAACGGTTCTACAGACCGCCCCTGCCCTCTACAGGTCTACCTTGCCA